GTAATGCAAAGGTTGAATATCAATCAAAAATACGACATGCTGCTTGAAGAGGTTACTCATAAAAAATACGGTAAGGGTTATGAGGTGAAGAAAATATTTTACCAAAACACCAACACCATTGAAGGTCAACATTCATTTTTAAGAGCAATACTAACCGATTATCAGGCAGAACTACTTATAGAAAATTTCCCCGATCAAGATATCATTGAAATGCTAAAGAATGATACATTGGATTATGATAGCGTCAAGGGTATGGGTAAAGTCACTTATGAAAAAATCAAAGAAAAAGTTTTGGGAAATTTAGAATATATGGACGCTCTAAATGAACTTGAAGAATATGGAATAGATTATAAAGCTTTAAAAAGAATACTAAAACAGATGAATTGTTCTCCGGGGTTATTGATTCAAAAAGTCAAAGAAAATATATATGTTTTATGTGAAGTAGATGGAATTGGTTTTATAACCGTTGACAAGTATGCCTTAAGATCAGGCATAGATCCAGAATCACCATACAGGATTGAAAGTGCAATTGAGTACGTTCTTAAAAAAGCGGAAGATGACGGACATTGTTGGTTAAGAAGAAGTGAATTGATTAGGGAAACTGCAAAAGAAACAAAACTAAAAGAAAGTGTTATTGAGAACCATGTTGATAAAATGAGCAGCAATAATAAATTTTTCATTGATAATGATCGAATTGGTTTATCGAGTAATCGTTTTTATGAAGAACAAATAGCAGATAAACTAATTAAACTCATTGAAAATAGCGGAAATTTTGTGGTTGAAGATTTGGAAAATAAAATTACAGAAATTCAAGAAAAACTTGGATTTGAATTAACTGATGAACAAAAGAATGCGATATACGAAGCAATAAAAAACAATGTATTAATCATTTCAGGTAAAGCTGGTACGGGCAAAACATCAACGTTACGTGGAGAAATAATGGCTCTTGACCAATACAGTTATAACACATGTGCGCTATCAGGGAAGGCCGCACAAAGAATTGTTGAGGGGGCCGGGTTAATATCACAAACAATACATAGATTGTTGGCATACAACCCTGAATCTGGTTTTAAATATAATGAAAACAATAGACTTCCAGAAGACATTATTGTTCTAGACGAATGCTCAATGGTAAACAGTTATTTGTTTTATAAACTCATATCAGCAATCAAAGATAACGGAAAATTGATTATTTTGGGCGACATTGAGCAGTTACCACCAATTGGTGTAGGAAACATTCTAAGAGATATGATTGACAGTAAAGTAATACCTGTTATTGAACTAACAAAAGTACATAGACAAGCAATGAAATCAGGAATACTTCTTGCTGCAAACGCAGTAAGAGATGGAAAACAGATTAATAAAAAAGGCGATTACAAAAGAAAAATTGTTGGTGAACTAAAGGATCTAAGATTAGTTCCATTTCAAGAACGATCTGAAATCAAACAATACATAATTGATTATTGTGAAAATATTAAAAATAACATTGACATTATGGAGTTTCAAGTTATTGTTCCTATGAAAAACCGAGGGGATATTTGCACTAAAGAATTGAATAAAGAATTGCAAAAAGTATTCAATCCTAACGAAAACAGTCTTACGGTGTCCTCAATGGGTTACGAATACAGGGTTGGAGATAAGATCATAAAAAACGGAAATGATTATGATAATGGTGTTTTTAATGGGACATTAGGGATAATTGAGGAAATTGAATATATAGACAAAGAAAACAAAATAACAGGTATACGATTTATTGGGAATGAAAATTTAGTTTGGTACACACAAAAAGAATTAAAACAAATTGATATGGCATACGCATTAACTTGCCACAGATTCCAAGGTAGTCAGTCGGAACATGTTCTTGTAGCGCTGGATTGGTCAGCATACAAGCTGCTAACAAAACAATGGGTGTACACCGCATTGACCAGAGCAAGCAAATTTTGCACGTTTGTATTTGAGAACGACGCGCTGAGATATGCGATAAGTCAGGATGTGGCGATTGAAAGAAATACATACCTGAAAGAGTTGCTAATCGAAAAGGTTAAGAAAAACAATTGTCCAGAATAAGGGGTTGGTCAAAAAGTGACAAAAAAAATGTAAAAAATTTACCACGGTCGAAAATCAATTAAAAAGGTGCAAAAAAATGTCCCAAAAAAACCAACCCCTAGTAAAAAAGTGACAAAAAATGTGTTAAAAAGTGTCCAACCCCTAGTAAAAAAGTGACAAAAAAAGTGTCCCAAAGTGTCGAGTAATATATAAAAGTATAAACCATATAAAAGTATAAACCATTAAAAAGTATAAACCCTAATACCCCCTACCGGGGGGTTAGGGGGTTCCGACCAGAGAAATAACAAAAAATGGAAAAATTAAAAAATAAAAAAATTAAAAATTAAAATTTAACTAAATTTATTTGAAAGGAGAGATGGAGAATGAACAACTATCTTGTTTTGTATAACAAATTTTTTGATTTGAAATCAAAATACAAAGTTAATCAAGAAGAATTGTTTTTGTATGCTTACTTGTACAGGAACAGAGTAAATTACAAAGATGAATGGAAAACAAAAACAAATATTTATTTGATTGATGGAACAATTCAATGTAAATTTGGGGGTAAAAAAAGAGAAAGAAAAGATTTAATAAAAAGTCTTTTGATTAGTTTGGAAAAGAAAAAAATAATTTCTTGTAATGTTGGAGATGAAACAAAGAATGGCGAGACAATAGAGATAATGTTTAATGTCTGTGGCAAAGAAGGATACAATAAAAGAATAACTTATGAGCAATTTGACTTGTTTGATGATGTTGATAAATTTTACGTTTATTGTTATGTTGATTGTTTTGGAGAACAAGGAAGAAGTATTTCTGTTGCAGAATGGGCAAAATTATTGGATTGTTCAACTACATTAGCTAAAAAAATAATCAATGAAATGTGTGAAGAAAAAAATGAATTAATAAAACTATACAAAATACCGGGAGAATACATAGACGAACATGATGGTACAAGACAAGAAAAAAATAGATATTACACAAGGCCAGATTATAAAACCTTGCAGGTGTACAAAGATTTACAAAGAAAAAACAATGGGATCTTTAACACGGTAATTGGTGATCTTACTGTTGAAGAAATTGAGGATATTGCAAAGGGATCTGCTTGGGGGAAAATTGATGATTGTGAAACAAAGATTGCTGGTGTAAAAGTGTATGAACGAATTGGACAGTATGATTATGATGTGTATAGGGTTTGCAAAGACTTTAACATACTGCCGAAGTTTGTGAAAAAATGCGAAAGAATTATTCAAGCGAAAAAAGAAAGTGGAAATTATGACGGATGTTTTGATGTGTTTGAGAAAAAGTATTTAAGTGAAAAAGGAATGAGAGAAGCGGTTTGAGTGTAAAAGTAGTGGGTAGGATCATAAAAAATAAAAAAACGGAGATGATAAAATGGATTTTAGAGAACAATGGGAGAAAGTGGATATGGACTTTATGAAGCAACTTATTAAGATTCATAACGAAATTGTAGTGGGGGAAAGAGAAGAAAACGATTTTGATAAGTTTGTGTTGGAGAATAAAGAGAAATTCAATAATCCTGATTATCTTCAGGTTTTTGCAAAAAGAATAGAATTAACAGATGAATATTTTGCAAAGCACTTTGAAATGTGTGAGTTTGTTTGGAAATTTATGAGAAAGAACCCTGATTGGAAAAAGTTAGATTTTAATTTGTCAGATTATCTTATTTTAGGGTTGTTTGAAGATACATTTGGGACATATTATATTTTTCATGTGAAAATTTGATGGATAGCTAGATTGATTCTCCGCCTGACGGCGGAGAATTTTACTTTGACAGGTGGAGTGTAGATGTTAGGACGAATTTTGAGGTTAAATTTTCTGATAAAAATAATAAAAATTTGGAGGTGTAATTGATGGGGAATAGGAATATACCGGGGTGATGGGTTAGTGTAAAAAATTAATTATTTTTGTGTAGAAAAAATATAAAGATATGATGGGGTGGGATTTTGTGTGAACAAGGCGAGTATAGGCAAGGTTACGGATACGCATTTTAAGACGCAAAATATAAATAAAAATAGTGTAAATTTGAATGGGAAATAACTTGGTAATGGTTTTATACCAGACTTGGATTAATACGTCTCAGAATGTCAATATGGGCGTCTGGTGAGGTGATGGATAGGGGAGTTAGAAATAAACAAGATGAAAGATGAGTGAAGTGTGAATCGTGAAAGTTTAATTAGAAGTTGGGATTTAAGGAAAAATTAAGTAAAAGTGCAGGGAGAGAAAAACGGGGAAAAGTTGTTGGTAAATATGAGGATTGGGGAATGATTGACGATCAATGGGTATTATAAGTTTCGTTGTTGAGATTGGGGAAACGAGTGAAAATTTATGGAGATCAAGAGGTTTTGAAAGATTTGAGAAGAAGTTTGATGGATTGGATCGATAATGATATCGTAAAAGTTGCTGATTGGTATGGGGTTTGGGTGGGAAATTTGATGGAAAATTGATATTTTATGAAAAAATGAGAAAATTGGCGGTGGTAAAAATCGGTTGAAAATAGGCAAGTTTAGCGAAACGCGCACGATGCGCGATGCGATGTGCGAGAAGGCGGGAGGATGGTGAATCGGTGTAAATCCGAGTATACCTGTCGGAATAGAAGTGCTGTGGCCGTTTTAGAAAAAAATGGAAGAAATAGAAATGTAAACTATCCCCCCTCTTTTCAAAATGGGATGGTAAACATTGTAAAAATCAAGTCATATCATACGTTATGACTGGAAAATGGGAAAAGATGGGAATTGAGAAAATGAGGAAAGGTAGATCGGTTAGATTTGGATAGTAACTAATTAAAAGATAGCGACTAAATAAAAATACACATATTGAAAAATACAATGCGCTATTTTGATTAACTATAAATCCCACTAAAAACATCGGAATAGTAACAAAAACGCGCTGGCGCAACACTTATTTAGAAAACAAAATATTAATATTAGTATTGCGTTTTTAAATCCAATCTGTTATTATAATAGTAGCATTAACACTATCCATAATTGCTCTGGCAGGATGATCAACTAGATAGCTAGTCCGATCATCCGGGGAAAGTCCATGCTCCGCATGGCAGGTTGCGCACATTGACAACCTCATATCCGTCCCATCCTCTAGGATGGGCGTATACAACCCTAGCTACGATATGGCTGGTACGTGATGACGCGCGGCAGCACTAGACGGGCGCGGGAAACCCGTTTAGGCGACGGCATGAGCGACGGCGAACGTCAAAAAAGGCGCTACTCTGCTATCAGAGTTGAAACGCTACGCCGCACGACGTATCATGTCTGGCACGGTAGGAGTCCGGCACAACACCCATTTATTCCGCTTTTTATGTCTCCTTGTAAAGAAAAAAGAAAGGAAGATATTGATAATGAAAACGATTATTTTAAAAGAAATAGACAAATTAGAACATGATAAAGAGAATGGTTTTTATGACAAAGAGCTTGACATGTATTTTGATACTTTGGAACAGTGGCTAATGTTTAAGTATGGCAAAACATGGGGTGAAATAATTTGAAAAGATATAAAATAAAAATAACTCATTGCGCTTTTGGTATATGGCGCGAAGAAATAAAAATTGTAAGCGAACAGAAGTTATTACAGCTTGAAAACGCAAAAAATGGTTTATATACAATTGACATATTAGAAGTTTATGAATAATACAAAAATAGCAAGGAGACATAAAAAGCGGAATAATTTCGCTAATACATAATAAGGAGTGATAACGTTGCAAATTTTAGATTATCGTTGTTACAAAAATTTTAACATTTGGAAATTCGAAAAAGGTTGGATGACAGATGCCCAAGAAGGAAAGGAAAGGACTTATTTTCCGTCTTTTGCAGCAGTAAAATGTTATATAAATAAAATAATAGAGGAAGAATAAAAAGGAAGGGAAAGAATGACAATGACAAGAAATGAGCTAATTAAAAAAATTGTTCCAGCAATAAAAATGCATTGGGAAAATACGTATAAAGGCAAAACATACAGCGAAAAACAGATATATAACTGTATAAAAGGCAATAAAAAAGAAATGCTTGAAAGTAGATATCAAACGCTAAAAAATATGGGATATATTACAGACTAATAAAAAAACAAAAAAAATTATAATCTTTTAAACTGTATAACAATAAAATTGTTATACAGTTAATAAAGGTTATAATTTATGTAACCTTTTATCTTATTACATATATAAAAGGAGTGTATAACAATGACAATCAAGGAAATGTACGAAAAAGTTCGCGAAATATATGAATTGCACAAAGACGCATATGCTTACATTGGTTTGCGATTCGAAAACAAGGATCGGGAGATTGGCGAGGAATGCGAATGGTCGAAGGACAACCCAGACCGGGAAGACGAGCGCGATTTTCCGGAATACGGAACGCCGGAATACGACGAACTGCCGACGCTGGACGGAACAAGTGCATGGGATCTCTCCCTGCTGTCTGAACACAACTATCCCGGATTCGGAAATCCGTCCCGCCGCATCATCAACCATGACAAGGAATGCAACCGGTACTTTATCACCAATCATTGCTACATCGTCGCTGGCAATCAGCCAGGTATCCACGATTGCCCTGACTACGGCGAAATCCTAATCCGGGATGCCGTGGTAATCGCTAAACTGTGGTAACCCCGCCTGACGATGGCCCGGTGGCTCCGGGCCGAAACTCCCTCCGGGGAGTCGCGAGAAGCCGCATAAAAGCAACGAGTTTAATTTATTGCTTTTTAGCTCACATAACAGTCCGTTGTGTGAGCAATAAAGGCAATAAATGCCTAAATTTAATTAAGGAGGATTTTTTATGTACGGAATTAAAGTAAAAACCCATTTTTATCAAGGCACTATCGGAGTGCCTCAAAAACCATTTATTGTAAAAAAGTTTCCCACTCGCGAAGAAGCTGTTCGCTGGCTGGAGGAATCTAGTCTCGAACAAACGGACAAAAACGAATGGAAGCCAGCAGGAACGTATTATCTTAGGCATGGCGAATATGCCAGACCAACATACTCTATTGTTGGTTGCCGATGATTTATTTATTGTTTTTTAGCTCACATAACAGTCCGTTGTGTGAGCAATAAAGGCAATAAATTGCCATAAAAAACCACGTGTTTTATCTATGGTTTTTTGCAATGGTAGCTTTTATGCTACCATTTTTTTTAATGCAAAAATAAACCTATAACAGATTTATATTTTTGTTGTGGGCTTATTTTTGAATTAAAACTATATAACAGGAGGAATGTTTTTATGTTTATGCGCATGTCTAACCGTGAAATTATTGTGCAAGAGCTTCTTTTCCGAGGAATTAATTTTCCGTATAACGGCGAAAACCTCTTGACTTATCAAGAATGGAAAAAGCGCGGTTTTTATGTTCGCAAAGGCGAAAAAGCATTCTTGCAAGTGTCTTTATGGACACCATGCCAGAAAACCAAAGAAATCGACGGAAAGGAGGTTATCGAAACGTTTTTTATTCTGAAAAAAGCCAGCTTATTTACTATCGATCAAGTCGAAAAGGCAACGCAAAAAACCGCATAACAGACAGGATTTATCATCCTGTCTTTATTTTTTTATTAAAAACAGGAGGTAAAAACCATGCAAAAAAAAAATAATAATCAACGTTCGTCCAATCATTTCCAGTTTACTGAAAGATTGGGACGGAGAAGGAAAGCAAAGTCAGTATATTAAACATAACAAAAAAATCATATTTGAATATATCGAAAATCTTATCAATGATGTATCTATTCCTTATGATCTAAAATTTACTAGGAATTACAAGCTAGATATCGAAAATAGAGAAGTAATAGTCATATTCACATGGACAGAAGAAGAAAATATTTATGATTGGAGCGAAAGAATGAAGCGTAATTTGCAAGTTATTTCTGATTATATTTGGCAAAAAGGATTAACCTGCATAACTGCTTAAAGTCGTCCCGGCGACTATAAACAGCGCATTAAGCCGGGAGCGTTAACCGCCATTTATGGCGGTTAGGTTGCGATTTCGTAATAAAGGAGTGATAACAATGCCTAATCAAAATAACAGAAAGAAAATAACACTTTCTGTTGAGCAAACAAAATTAATATTACATACCATCTCTAACCTTGCAAAACAAGGAAATTATGATTTATCTCGTCATGCCACCATTGACCGTTTAAACCAACGTCATTTTACTATGGAAATGGTTGAAAACATTTTGTTAAATCCTAAGCGCATAATTCGCGCAGAACAGGATTTAAAAACAAAAGATATTATTTTTAAAATAGAAGGAGGCTCTAAAAACCGAAAACTTGCCGTTTCTATTGTTGGAAACATGATTTTTGTTTTAACGGTTATGTGATATGCTATACTATACATAAAAGGAGTGATAAAGAATGTCTAATAATTGGAAATGCCCATTTTGCCATAACACGAAAACCGAAAATATATTTGATACTATAGAAACAAATATTGACGGTGAAACACTTGTCATTAACAATATTCCTGCCAAACAATGCACACATTGCAAAGAAATTTTTCACAACAAAAAAGCAGGAGAATATATTGATCAACAAATTGCAACTTTTAAAATTTTAAAAAATTTACGAATTGTAAAGCAGGATAATAAATATTACATCCAAAAAGCGGAATAACAACAAGATTTAAATTGTAAAATAAAAGTATAATTTCATTACATAACAAGGAGATGTTTTTATGACAGTAAAGTATAAAAATCGCATTGCACAAGTTTCCTATCACAAGAATTGGAAAGACAATCCATTTTTTGTTGACATAAAAGCCGATGTGTTGTTAAAAAATAAATATTGTCTTTCACATCCAAGTATTAACGCGACAATTACAGCGCTACATGGCGAATTTCATTACCAACGTATGCCAGATGAATTTTGGAATGTCGAAGATTGGTCTATTGTTAATGACAATATTTTTCCCGTTCCCAGTGAATTATGGGAGGAAGCAAAGGAAAAAGCAATTCAAGAACTAAAATTTTATAAAAAACTGCATTTTGCTTCTAAAGAATGGGAAAAAGACGTTTATGATCTAGAATAGTATCCTCCTTTTTCTGAAAAACGAATGCAATTAGTCAATATGTCATATTACGATATTATAGAAAAATATTATAAATGATTTTTATAACTTTTACAGACTCCATAAACATAAATTATAGTTTGTGGAGTCGATAAAGGTTATAAATGCCTTTATATTACACAGAACAGCCAAGGAGGTTTTAACCATGTTTGTTCAAAAAGTAAACGCAATGGATTGTAATGTATATGTCGGAGATTTAAGAGCGGTTAAAGTAGCGAGAAAATGGAGAGTAACAAAGCGTAATGACAAGGTAACTAGTTGCGAATGGCTTTTTTTGGATGAAGTCGAATATGACAGCGCAACGGAAGCATTACAAAAATACATTGATTAAAAATAAATTATATTAATATTCGTCATAGAAGCAGGATTATTTGCGCCGATGGCGAATATACTATAACAGCGAAACAACAATATCATAAAGGAGAATGATCAACATGAACATATCTATTTCAAACTATACCCAACAACTAGATAACCTTTCTGATTTACTTACTGATTCCTGCTTTAGTGTTGCGTGCAAAAAATATCAAGATATGACACCAGACCAACAAAAAGAAGTGAAAAGAATATTCTTTTCTCTTCTTAAATCAAATAACATACAAGTAACTGCTGAATTGATTGACCAAGCTCAAAAAGTTTTCAAAGGTTCGCCTATAGCTTCGTTTTTGCGTGAGTATTTTTATCATCATTACAGCATTTTTGAAAATGCATTACAGCAACTAACACAAGGACGCAAAGTAACAATCATAAAATATTCTGATATTGGCTATCCGATCATGTTTCATACTGTCATTGACAAGGCAATAGTAGAGCCTTGGGCGCAATATAAAGAAACATTGAAAATCGTACACAAGCTCAAGCGTAAACGTTCTTTATATGCGAATAGGATTTTACCAAATGAATCATTACTCATTTTTGACGAATGGCTAGATATTGATTTTGACAAATTAATTTACAATGTCACAAAAAGCGATAATCATATAACAGTTAAAGAAACAAAATATTATAGTTTTGACAATAAATTATTTTTTGACGTTATTAATACAGTTCAGAAGCAACCAATTGTATCATTAAACATAAATTAACACGTCTGGGCGTGTCTAAACAGCGCTTTAAGCCCAGAGCGTCTAACCGCTATTAAAGCGGTTAGGGTGGCGAACAAGCCAAAATATTTAAGGAGGAATATTTCATGCAAAAACAATACGTATTGAATCGCGAAACGGGAAAAATCGAATTGCACTTTGAAAAATCAGAATACCAATCTTTAACAGAACAACAAAAAGCAGAATTAAAGCGGTTTTTTCTTTGGAGTCCGTCCCGTTCTGCTTGGGTGTCTAGAGGAGTTAATAATCACTATATGGCTATTCGGATTGCTGAAAAATTGGGCTTTTCTGATGGCGGAAAAGTAGGCGAAAGGCTTACATATGCTGAAGAATTGCAACGAAAAGCAGAAAAAGCAGAAGCTAGGGCAGAACGTTATGAACAGTATGCAAAAAATGCAGAAAAACGTGCCGAAGCATTTCAAGTAGAAATGAATGAATATTTACGAAACCATGATGTTGCATTTTTTACACAACCAATTATTGCCGGACATGCAGGATCAGAACGATTTAGAAAACAAAGGGAGCGTATTTACGAACGCTATCATAAAGGCTTTGAAGAATATAGAAAAAGTGAATATTTTCGCCAAAAAGCCATGACAGCTTATCAAACGGCAAGCATGGCACAATTGCAAGATAAAACATACTTATATAACAGAATTGAAGAGTGCAACGCAAACATTCGTAAGTATGAAAAATTGATCATAACAGCAGAAGAACAAAATAACGAGAAATGGTTAGAGAGTTTACTTGAAAAAATGGAATATGAAATCGATAAGCTTGCATTTTTTCAAAATTGTTTGGATGAATTGGGAGGTATACAATACAACAAAGATAACATAAAACCCGGTTATCTCGTCAAAATTCGTGGTTATTGGGATGTTGTAGTAAAAGCAAATACAAAAACCGTCGAAGTAAAATCGTCTTATGTTCCGTATACATTGAAATATCCATATGCGGAAATTCAGGAAGTGAAAATTCCTGAAAACTGGACAGAACAAAAACAAATAATTGAAAATCCATTCAATGTTGGCGATATCTTAGTGCGTCATAACGTTGCCGGAAATATTATAATAGCAGCTTTTAAGGTTGTAAAAGTAACAGAAAAAAGCGTAACTATTCAGCAAATTGCCATTGAAGACGGAAAACCCATTAAAGATAAATTTATAAACGACAAGCAGGAAAGGAAGCAAATAAAAAAGAATACTAAAAACGAATACGTCGTTAATTATGATAATTGGTATTTGTATCCTTACAAACAAAAAGAAAACGAACAAAGCGCATAATAATTACAAGCTATTTAGTCCGCATAACAGGTTTAAGCTTGTTGTGCGGACAATACATTAAAAACAATATATTAATAATGTATCATTTAAAACATATTTAAATTAATAACAATGAGGAGGAATAAAAATGAAAAAATATCCGATTAAAAGGGAAATTCTGGAAAATTTGCGATTTAATTCTCCGTATACTTGCGAAGAGGATGAAAGATATCCATCTGAATTTTATTTTGGAGGAAAAAGGATATATCTTTCTCTATACGTTAGCAGTTTTGGTGAAAGATGGTTCAAAGAAAAAGGAGTATCTTTGGCGATAACAATAAACGATTATGATAAGGAGGTATTTATATCTATTTACACACATATGAAACTTTATAAAAAAATCATTAGAGAAGAAGGTTATTTAATCAATCTGATCGAAGATAAGAATTATATCATTGATGAAAGAGAAGGGGAAACGGGAGAAATATTTTTGATTTAAAAAATAAATATTATCCTTTCCGCAAGTGCGGAAAGGATAATAAACTTTTATCATAAAGAGAATGATATTTTACAGTAAAATACTCATTTTATGGGAGGAAATTAAAATGAATGAATTGGAATTTAGACTTGCAAAAGTGTTAGGTATTTCAGATAAAACTATTGCTATTCCTCAAAAATTTAAAGCAACTTTACATGGGCGAATTGTTGGAATTGGTCTTGGGATTATATGTAATCGTTGTGGTGGTAGTGGAAATTATTCATATAATCCTAGAGATGGTTCAATGTGTTATGGTTGCAATGGAAAAGGTTATGTCGTGCCAAAAATAACTGAAGAATTAATAGCAAAAGCAGAACAGGCAGTTACAGAAGGAAAACTTTTTTCATACTTGGAATCACTCAAAAAAGCGAAGCAAAAACCGAAATATGCAATTGCTAAAAAAGATTTTGTATCTAGAACACACGGAAGAGTTATTACAAAAGAGAAAAAATATCTTGTTAAGGATTATAATTATCAACGAAGCGAAAACAAATATGTTATATGGATAATAGATGATTATGGCTATTCATCATGGTATGATGTAAAATCTTTTGAATTAATTTACGAATAATAAAAGATTGGCCAATTAAACAGCCAAAACTAGCGCATAACAGCGCTATTCCATACATGATGGCGACATGTATGCTGATGAGGTAAACCAAAACTATTTAAGTTGGGAGCTTTTGAAGACGAGTTTTAAAAATAAAGTATTGCAAAAACATTTGTTTAATGTTATTATAATAACAAATAAAAATCAAAATATTAATAATGGAGGAATTATAAATGAACAAGTCAATTCAATTGTTGAAAGTTTACAACAAAATAAAGAATGAAAAGTATGATTTTGATTTTGAAAAATTTAATGAAGAAATTTATCAAATCGGTTTAACAATTGTCAGTGATAAAGGTTCTCCAATGATTGAAGTAATGATTATGATCAATCATCAATTAACAAAGAAATATAAACACGAATTTAAAAATGAATATACATGGTTTATTTTTGAGCGAAAAAAGATATCACAAGAAAATAAACCAACTATCACAAAGCAAAGAAAAGTTGCAGAATTAAAGTTTTATTATAGTTCACAGTACAATACAATTGATAAACATAGATTAATTTTGATTGATTCTAATATTTGGGAAGTTTCAATCGATGGAGGCGACGGAAACGATTTTAAATGCTTACAAGTTGATGAGTATTATATAACAGATGATGGAATCTATACTGATATTGATTTCGAATATTATATGGACTTTGTAACTACAGATGGAGCTTTGTTTACATCCATAAAACTTAGTAATAATTTAATGATTGATAGTATTCGTCATGCTATGTTGGAAGGAGATGTAAAGAGGATTGAAACATTAGTCAAAGAAGGAAAAGATATCAACGAAAAAGACGAGCGCGGGAGAACATCGCTTATGATCGCCGCGCAACGTTGTGACTTTAAAATGATTAAGGTTTTGCTCCAGTTGGGAGCAGACAAAAACATAACAGACAATGAAGGGAAAACGGCACTTGATTATCTTTGTGAAATGGAGAAATACGTAACAGACAAGAAAAAAGCGCTTTATGAAGAAGCGAAACAATTGTTAGAAGGAGTTGTTAAATGATCAAAATTGGCCAAATGGTATCATTTAAAAAACAAGGGAAGCTTTATAAAGGGAAAGTTGTATTTGTAAATGACAACGGAACAATTGCCTCATTTAAACCAGAAGGAGCGAATACAGAAATATTCTTTCATGAAAGCTTATTTGGTTCTAACATGAAAGGAGGCATAAAATGAAAACTAACAATAAAAATCGATTTTTTCGTGACTTTTCTTTTTCCTTTTATCGTTATTCGCCAGAATCCTTTAAACTGTTCTACAAAGGAAAGGAAGTCAAACTTTCGGACGATGAACGCTTTAACATGGGATATGCAGCCATAACAGCAGGAAAACAAGAGGTTTTAAAACATATTAAACGTTGGACACGTCAACATTCCACGCTTACCAAACATGAACATATGCCGATCCTTGCAATTCTTTCAGACGATAACAGCGAATACTATCATATTGGTGTAAGGGTAAACCGTTATAATATAACAGATAAGTTGTCCGTTTACAAATGGATCAAGGAAGCGTTTAATGCTGGACGTTTTTCAACCAAAGCGACAACGGCAAAACTTGACGCGAATTATAAGCCGTATGACGTTCGAGAAGTCCAGCAGGAAAAGAAACTAGGAAAACGTATAGTATTTATTTAGGAGGTTTTTCACTATGTCAAAAACGATTATTCTACCTAACGGCGTACTGGTTCATTCCTTCCGCATTATTAGTACGCCTATAACGGTATATGAAGCTTATGAACCATCTTCTTATACTGGTAACCATTCACGCATTCAACGTTTCAACAATCGCGTATATGGAGCCATTAGCAGCAGACGGACAGGAAAACGGGAACATAATGCGAACGAATCTATCCAGTACATTCTAGACGCTTTCCCACACTTAAAACAACTGGAATATGGAATAGATTTATTTATGGGTACGATTGAGACAATTAACGAATAGGAGATGATAAAAATGAAAATAACAGTTGAAACAAATAAAAACACATTCGGCAAGAAAGTCGGATATGTTGCTTCCTTCGGACAATTTCAGGAAACTGGAATAACTAAAGAAGAAGCAAAGCAGAACCTTATAACAGCGCTTGAATGGTATTTCAACGAGTTTGATTATCCGCATAACATAACATTTAAAGTCATTCCTGAATCTGGTGTAACTCTCTATATGCTTCGCACGTTTGAAGGATACGAAATTAGAACAGTCTGTCATGATGGACGTCCTTCGATAGGAACAAGTCTGTACGGACGTTTAAGCCATAGGGAAGCGCTGGAACGTCTTAACAGTCATGTGGAAGGATATCAAACGGAAAAGACTGTATAACAGCGATATATAAACAACCAATAACAGCACACTCCCATAATATCATATGGTATTATGGGAGTGTGTAACAAAGGAGATATGATCGAATGTTTATAACAGTTTATAATGATAATATCAAAGTCTTCGAAGGTACCTTGTCGGATTTTTTATCTGACAATGACAATGATGAGAAGAACATAACAGATGGGCAGTAAAAGGGCTAAGGATTGTATTGGCTGGATAATAACATATTTAAGATCAAACGATTCTATAATAAAATGTCCATTTTACTAGAGTAATAAACAAAATATTATATATTGATATAAACATTTCCGACTATAGAAAGGAGCAAAAATAATGACAGATAATCAAGTTTATAGTATTGTACGTCAAGCATTATTTGAAACTGGTTCATGTTATTATAATACATGGTATACTATTGTCGTTAATAACAGACCAGTATTTGAAGCAGCCATAAACAATAAAGGATTTATACATATTAGAAAACCAATCCGTAAAGTTGAGTACAAAGAGAATACATTTTTATATCAAAAATGGCGATTTAATAGCAAAAAAGAGTTAATTGATGATGGCTTATGGGAAGGAACTAAGCCAGAAAAAGAGAATATAAAGAAAGTAAAGCTTTGACACTCTTTGAATTTTATGATTTGTTTTCAAAAAGGAGATGATATCAATGAGACTTAGTTATTGGGGAGCTTATCAATTTCTTTTGGGAAAAGGTTATAACTTTGAACAACTCGACAAGATGACTAAAGACGAATTAAAACGTTTGGCGGAAAGCTTAAGATAACAGCTAATAAAAATTTTTATTATAACCAATAACAGGAGGATTGATTTATTATGAAGATTCATGAACTTATTCAATAAGCGCAAAAACGAGGATTTACAAAAGTGGACGACGGTGCAGACACTTGGGATTTGGAAAACTTTGCAGAAGCTATGCAAGAAGATGAAAACGATTATGCTTTGCATTATAACGGAAATGTGTATCGTTATAAAAGCAATGGATATGAAGAGTCGGTTCATTGTTTCCAGTTCATAAAATAACAGTCTAAGCGGAGCCGATCCGCTTCATTTTGTTAATTCGGGAGATAAATAAATGAATCAATTATTCGGATATTATTGGGATAAAAAAACAAACAATGTGACTGTATACAACAAAGAAATAGCAAAACAATTAGAATCAACCAGAAAAATAATTTGGGTTATTAGTCCAAGTATTGAAGTAGTTGCAGAAGAACTACAAAAACAAGGAGTTACAGTAACAGTTTTCAATTTCTAATGTGGGTGCATAACCCGCATTTTTTATGATCAATTTGTGCGATAAAAGCAGAATTTTATTATATGAACAAATGGAGTGATAACATTGGATATTAAAGAAGTTGGAAAAGCTATGTAGGATATAGAGTTTGTCCTGTTTATGCTGAAAAATGGAGATGTTTATAAACTTGGCAAAGAAGAAGTAATAAATGCACATAAAAAAGCGAATCAAATTATGAAAGAATACTTATTGCCATTGGGAGCTTTTGAGGATGAGTAATTTTTAAAAGTAAAGTATTGACATCACATTTTTAGAAATGTTATTATAATAACAAATAAAAGCAAAATATTAATAACGGAGGTAATTACAATGAGCAAAAATCTTGGAGAAAAATTTAAAGAAGCTTTGGCGCGTATCGAAGAAATTGAAAAGTCAAAGCGCGATGTGCTTATTAAGCCCAGTAACTTACATATGGACAACAGAGGATCGCTTCATATTGACGGACTTGGGCCAATCGATTTCACAAAAACAGGATTTCAACATTTCTGCATGAAAGCAGATTTGCCATCCAGCTATATGATGAAATTATTGGACACTGATGGAAAATCTGCTTCAGAAATTGAAGAGGATTTAGAAACGTTCAAAATCAACATGAGGCGCGGTTTGAACCGTCTTAGAAACGACAAAGAATATTTCTTTCGGACACTACAACATAGTAACAGCAACAAATATAGAGTGCGAGCAATCTTTTCTGATAATTACAGAGTATTCGACAATCTGCCAATTTTGCGGCAACTACAGAATTTCGATGGAGAAAAGTTAGAGACACAAGGATTTTCGGTTACAAGTGATTTCATGGATATCCGCTTTACGTTACCTGATTTAAAAACATCTATTGGAAAATTGCCACAACATGAAGTGCGTTTTGGATTAACAGACGATATTATTTTTCCCGGAATTCACTTGCGAAATAGTGAAACAGGAGGAAGCAAAATCAAGGGCAGATTTATTATTTATCGTCTTGTTTGCACAAATGGTTTATCTTATCCGAGACATGAATTCACGATTATTGATCAAAAGCACATGGGGGATTTCGACGTAACAGAAATTAATGATCGTTTGGGTAGTATAACAGTAGAAGCCAAAAGTCTATTCAATAATTATGTTGAAAGACTACAAGACGCAAAAACAAAAACGTCAGACCCAGATGAAATATTTAATTTTATCCAAAATAGAAAAAGTATCACTAAGAAAATGACTGAAGTAGTCCGAAAAAATTGGGAAACTGAACAACGAATGGGGAGAACAAAATTCGATTATATTAATGCAGTAACAGCAGGTGCTAGAGACTGGGAAAACGAAACTAAAGATTACACTGGAAGGCTTAATTTAGAGGATGTTGCCGGAGAGTTGTTATTTAGTAAGGCAATTTAATATATTGGGCTAGGGCAACCTAGCCCTTCGTTGATATCATAATTAAAACAACTAAGAAGATAAGGGGAGTCAAAAATGTACTTGGTAACAGTAATTGAAAAATACAATGGGAAAATTTATAAAACTACATACGGATTTAAGGATGTAAACCAGATGAGGCAATTTAAAAAGATGTGCGAGGATGCAAATTGTATTGTGATTGTGCATAAAAATCAAAATAATATAACTGCATAAAGGAGGCATTGCTATGTATAGAACAGGTTTTAGAGAAAATGGAAAATTTTATGTGAAAACAAGAGATGGTAACAAAATTAGTTTGCTTTTAGCTGCTATGGCGCAAGAGAAAAATATATGTTAAAATGAGTTAATAATGATAAAGGAGACAATAAATACATGAAAATTATATGGTTTTCTCGTCATGAACCGATACAAAAACAAATAACAGAATTAAAGCGAATATTTGGATCTGATGTTGAAATTATATTAGATTCAAATCCATTTTCAAATGCAGATGATGTAGCAAATCGGTTTAAACGATCTGGTGCAGAAGAAATGGTAGTTGTTGCGCCGTTATCTGTTATTATCGAACTTATTAAAAGAGGCATTCGGCCTCTTTATGCAGAAATGAAACTTGTTCAAGGCAACGAATACGACGTAGCTGTAAATGGTCGAAAATTTGTATTTGACCGGTTTGTACGAATAACAGCAATTGAAGTAAAAAAAGAAGAGTTATAGCAAGCAAAAATGCTTGCTATTTTTTCTGATTTAAGTTATTATTTAATTGTACCTCATAGGACTTGAAATTAAGTTTGTTTAACCCTATTTTATATTGTTATGAGTTTGTTGTTACGTACCTATAAGGATTTGAAAAATATGAGGTTTGATTCACTATCCTACCTATAAGGAATTGTCGCAAAAATATTTTTATCATTTTAACTTTATTACATCTTTATCGTACCTAGCGAGGAGAAAAGAGCTACCGATATGGTAGCTTTTTTCGTTTAAAATGTTTTAATTTAATAAATGGAAGTTTTAATTATGAATGATGTTATTTTTAAAAGAACAAATGAAGGGTTTGGGAAGTATGTGTTAGTTTATCCCAAGGATGGCATTGATGGTTTAGATGGAAGTATTGATTTTAAATCGTTTAGCATTTTTTCAGGAAAGCCGGAAATTGAATTTGGTTTATTTTTCAATTGAAACGAATAATGAGATTGAACCGTCAGAAAAAATTAAAGATTATAGGCGCTATTTGCTTATTGAACAACTAACACAAGATGTATGTTTGATTAGAACATTTAATTATATGATGTCGCGTAAAACCCCTGCGTTTACTCATGGGGATATAAGGCGATATAGCGTTAGATAGACTTGACATATCTAACATTTTTGTATATACTAATAATTGGGTGAAAGAAATGTCAAGAGATATAAATTCAAATAATAATATTGTATATGATTGCAAGTACCATGTTGTTTTTTGTCCAAAATACAGAAAAAATGTATTAATAGATCCTGTTGATAAAAGACTTAAAGAGCTTTTTAATAATAAAATAAAAGAATTAAATGCAGAAATTGTTGAAATGGAAATAATGCCTGATCATGTTCATTTGTTGATTAAATGTGATCCGCAATTTGGAATACATCGGGTAGTAAAACATTTAAAAGGATATTCATCAAGGATTTTGAGACAAGAATTTAAACATCTTAAAAGTCGTTTGCCGTCAATGTGGACTAATTCATATTTTGTTGCAACAGTTGGTTCAATTTCGTTAGAAGTAGTAAAACAATATATTGAAAACCAAAAAGAAAGGAGTGATTAAACAAAATGGCAACATTCCATAAAGCGTATAAATTTCGTATTTATCCAAATAAACAGCAAGAAATTTTAATTAACAAAACATTTGGATGTTGCCGATTTGTTTATAATCACTTTCTTTCTAGGCGTAAAGAAGTATACGAGAACGAAAATAAAACATTGAATTATAATTCTTGTTCTGGTGAATTAACTAAACTAAAAAAGGAATTAACTTGGCTCAAAGAAGTTGATTCGACAGCATTACAAACATCATTGAAGAATTTGGATTCAGCGTTTCAAAAATTTTTAAAAGAAAACGCTGGATACCCAAAATATAAATCGAAGAAAAATCCAGTACAATCTTATACATCTAAAATGAATATTAGAGTTGAAAGCAATAAAATTCAGTTACCCAAACTAGGATTAGTTAAATTTGCAAAATCAAGAGATGTCGAAGGTAGAATTATTAAGGCCACTATTAGACGTAATCCAACAGGAAAATACTTTATATCTATAACATGCGAAATTGATATTCAACCATTACCTAAAATTAATAACTCCATTGGCATTGATTTGGGTATTAAATCTTTTGCAACTTTGTCTAATGGTGAAATTGTTGAAAATCAAAAGTATCTAGATAAGTATCTCAATAAACTTAAATATTGGCAACGAAAATTATATCGTCGTAAAAAAGGTGGTAGGAACAGAGAAAAGACAAGATTAAAAGTTGCTCGCATTCATGAAAAAATCGCTAATTGTCGCACAGACTTTTTGCATAAACTATCTTCAAGGCTGATTAACGAAAACCAAGTAATCGCCATTGAAGATTTGAATGTAAAAGGTATGTTGCAGAATGACAAGTTGGCAAGGAATATTGCCGATGTGTCATGGGGTGAATTTGTAAGACAATTGGAATATAAGGCACAATGGTATGGAAGAGAAGTAAGGAAAATAGATCGTTTTTTTGCTTCAAGTCAAATATGTAGCGAATGTGGATATAAAAATGAAGAAGTGAAGGATTTGAGTATTAGAGAATGGGTTTGTACTAAATGTAGTATTATCCATGACCGTGATGTAAATGCAGCGAAGAATATTTTGAAATATGCCGTTTAAAAAAATGAACCGTGGGACGCACGGGGATAGCTTGGTCAATTTCACTTCGGTAAAAGTGACTACCCAAGAATCCCCTGCCTTTAGGCATGGGGAGTGTCAAGGAATTTACTTTAGATATTTTGGTGTATGTAACTCAGAAGTAATTGACGATGAAAACAATTACATGTGTACTATGTCTGTTTATGATGAACACATGAAACTTATTGATCGTAAAGAAATATTGACAAAAAAAGCACAAGGAAGAATACCAGATGATGAACTTTTTTCATATTATGCTAAAATTATCGATGGGAAAGTCAAGGTTTATCATCTAGAGGAACGCATTGATTTAGATCATGCTGATATACCAAAAGAAGTCCAAATATTTTTGGATTCGTTAGAGTAACTACAATTTTAACAGCGAGGTAATGAAATAATGGCAAAATTGATTTACCAAAAATTTGATGGAACTGACGCTATAACTGAAGTTGAGTATCCTACTTTAGAAAAGGCATTGTATGAAGCACATTTCATTCATACAACAGTAACAGGGCAACCGATAAAAATTATTGATGGAGATAAAATATATGGACATGACACGCTAATTAATTTATGGAGATCAATAAAATAGCGGAGGTAATTAAAATGAAGCGCCATCCAATGAGCAGAAAAAATTGTATTGTTTGTCATGGCGAAGGATATTTGCCTGATGAAGAATTTTGTACGCCAGAATATAATTATGGTCTATGTCCTAGTTGCGGCTTTGACTATACACGATTAAATGATGATATAAGAATGCTTAATGGAAGGCAATATTAAATACGAAGAAATATAAATAAGTTTTGGTTGATTTTAAAAAGCAAATTATATATAATAAAATTAAAATTATGAAAGGAAGAAAGTGCCATGGAACAAGTATTGACGCTAGAAGAAAATGTTAGCGTAAAGGAAGGAAATCAGGTTACTTATGACGAAAATATGTTTGAAAAAGAAGGGAGTGTTACTCAGGTGGGAACTGTTGAAAATATGTCTTTGAGAGAACGGATTGAAAAAGAAAGAATCGCTAAACAGCCAGCGATTCAAATTGGATTGCGGTCGTTAGTTAAAAATCCTTCAAAGTTAAATTTCAATCTTGTGATTCAGCGTAATCTTCGTTGGACACGCGAACAGAAAAGTTCTCTTATCGAATCTGTTATTTTGGGATATCCGATTCCAGCAATATATTCGATCAAAAGCGAAGATAACAGTTTATGGGTGCTGGATGGAAAACAAAGATTGACTACGCTTATTAGCTTTTGCAAAGACGAATGGGAATTAAGTGAATTACCAAACGCTTTTGGTGTTGATATTACTGGAAAAAAATTCTCAGAACTTCCTGAGGAATTTCAAGAGTTTTTTGATGAACTAACATTAACGTTTTATCAGTTTGAGCGACTTACCATAGATCAAAGAGATCAATTATTTAAGCGACTTAACAGCGGAACACCGCTTTCAGCAATAGAACTAACACGTTCTATTCTTGGTTCTGAGTGGTTAGAATATATTGACAGCATAGCGCAAAAACCATTTTTTGAAATGGCGGCATTAACTGATAACCAGCGTGACAAATTTGTTGATCAGGAATTAATTTTACAGGTAATTGGTTTGGTTACTGGAAGACTAAATGATATGAGTAGCAAACATGTAAGAGAATTTTCAATCGATTTACGTATTAATGGGATGTCGGATGATGACAAGAAGAAGGTTTCTGATGTATTCGATTATTTAACAAACGCATTCAGAAATCTGGAAGAAAAACACAGAAAGAAAATACTTAAGAAAAATGACATTATTGGATTGGCTGGTGCTGCTGCTGAATTGATGAACGATATCGATGCAGACACATTTGGCGGAAGAACCGCTTCATTGATTGTGAAAAATACTGGTTCTTATAGGGATACAAAGACAAGTGGTAGCGCTAAAGAATCTAATGTTAAAAAACGTATTCAACTTCTGATTCAAGCGGTAAAAGAAAAATAACAAGGGCGGGATCGTATTCCCGCCTTAATATTAAATATTAAGTTGTGATAGAAAGTATGATTTTTTATAGGGCATAAACAAAATATGCATTAAATTATCTTAACTTATATGATAAAACTAATATTTTTATTGGGAGATGAGTTTATGGATAAACAAGAATTAAAATATTGGTTGACTACTGGGATCGGTTACATAAATAGTTGTTTGAAAGAAGGAGTAAAAGATGAAGAATATGATTCTCTCTATAAAGCTTATCATAAGCTAGAAAAAGGACTTTATGAAGATGCAAGATATAAATTATCAATGACTGATCTTGTAAAGTTTGAAACAAAACTTAGAGCAACAAAGAAAAGACTTGATAAGAGATTTAAATAAATTGATCCTTTTATGAGGGAGGGATAAAAGATGGCGAGAAAAGCAGTTTGCAAGGTATGTAATCGAGAAATCAATACACAAAAACAGTCACACTATAAATTTGGTAAGGATATTGTTTGCTACGTTGAAGGAACAGAAGATTGTGTTATAACATATGTTGGGTGGCATTTAATAGAAAAGGGTGATGGATTGGGAAGATATAACGGTTATGAAATGATTGGTATGTACGGAAATGATTGATGATAAAATGAATATTTTAATGGAGGTTGAAATTAAAAATGAAAGTTAATTATATCCTTGAAAGAGCAGTAATTAATGAATTTATAACAGATGTAGTTACTTGGAGATGGAAACAAATTGCGATTTCTGAAACATTAGAGAGTTTAAAAGAAATCATGGGAAACAGAGACAGAATTTTAGACGCCCATACATTAAAAGAAGTATATAGAACTGCTCCAATGTATCACAGTGAAATTTTAGCTTTAGTAAGTGGTTATAGCCGATAAAAGGATTCTTTTAATGGGAGATGATTAAACATGGACAAGGAAAAAGCATGGGATGAATTAAAGCAATGGTTAATCAGGGCAGTTCCGAAAAAATATGAAGAGTCTCAGTCGTTAGGACTGTGTAAATCTGACAGCGATTATATTGCGGCAATAGCGAGAGGAATGGATCAAGTGCTAATGAAAATGGAAGACATGGAAAGACAATAAGAGAAGTATTTGATAGTAAAGAGGGTGATTAGTATTAAAATAAATGATTTAAAGATAATTATAAATCAACATAAAAGAGATAAAGAATATTATAAAAGTTATATACAATATTGTAGTTTAGTTTATAAATTAGATATTGATGAAGCATATGAATTGACTTTAACTGATTTGAGTAGGTGTGATTATGCACTTGAAGATGTTGATATAGTTTTTAGTGCATATCAAGAGTTAATTCAAAATATAGGAGATGATAATATAAATGTTCAAACCGAATGATGAAGTAATAAGTAAAATAACAGGAGAAAGAGCAATTGTCAGTTACATAAATGATGAGGAATTAATGACAGTACGTTTTAAAACAAAAAAATTTAATAAAGGAAATCTTGAATCACATGGAACACAAGTATTAATTAAGAATTTTGAATTGGCTATAAAATAAGTCTTTTTGAGGATGTGAATGAGTTTGATTAAAAAAATTTTACGATACTTTGGATATTATAAGATTAGTGATCTTGATACTGGTGGTTGGTGCGGTATTTGTGGGAAATGGATGGAAAAGGAAATTTTCCCCAAAGATGAAGACAAATTTTGGAGAATATCAATATGTGAAGAATGTAAATAAAAAATTTTTCTTAAGGGGTTTGGTGAATGACTCAAAAGAAATGATAATAAATACAATTTTTGATTATGAGTATTGCAAACTTGAAAAAGGGAAATCGGATAACAGCAATACACAATAAGTCTGGATTAATATTAAATTATTTGATAGTGGAAGATCAAGATACCCATAAATACAGACTTGTTAACACTGGCAGCGGTAACATTATGGGAAATTTTCAAACAGATAGTTTAGATGATGTTTATACTTATCTTGAAAAAACAGTTAAGTGTGAAATATTAGAAATACGATAAAAAGTGAATTTCATCATCATAAAGGAGTAAATTAAAAAATGAATAATACAAAACTTACATAAAAAAATTGATAAACAATATTTTATCTTTTCTGAATGGTGTGTGTTGCCGTTAGAATCGTTTTTCTTCGAACAGGATGCAAAGGACTACATTAATGGATTTAAGCATGAACCAATCGGAGAACAGACCGGCGCATATTTGAAGGGTATGGAATATCGAAATTATATTGATAAAGCATTCGCCGCACACTCGTGAATTTAGTCATGAGTAAGGCGAATACATATGTTAATGAAGACATAAAAATAGGATGGGAATTTAAACGCTATAACGAATTGGATGAGGTGTGCTAAAAATAAATCAGATTGAACATATTAAAAATAAATTATTGTAAATTTCATAAAATATAACGGAAGTGATAAACTATGACCAAGATTGAAGAAGAAGGGGCGGCATAACATGCACACAGCAAAAGATATAAAGTATAAAAACATGGAGCGAATGATCAAGACAATAACAGATCGGTTTAGTTTGATGTTTGATAATGTGGAGAAGTCGGATAAAAGTTTTTCACCGTTTGAAAAAGAAAACCTTTATAACTGGCTTTACGTACAGTTGGCTAAAGATGCCTTGATGAAGTGGATGTCATTACAGCAATATCAAATAGTAATGCAACATTTAGATTCAGTCTATAACAGCTATGTCGAGAAATTACATGATAAAAATTGATCCAAGGAAATCGGTATTTTATAGGAGGAAAGTATTTATGTTAGATGAAAAAACTCTATATTCTATCTTTGAGAAAGCTAAAAAATACGATGAGTTAATTAAGTTCCCAATTACCATAAAGGAAGTATCTTGTTCATTCTGCGGGAAGTCTCAAAGTTCTGTCTCAAAACTTGTCGCTGGTAATGGGGTGTATATTTGTGATGAATGTATAAATTTGTGTGTTGAATTATTAAATAAAGAAGACAGTAAGAAAGAATCAGATGATTAAATGTGATGGTAAATAAAATTTGTGTTTCATGGGAAGTGAAGGAATGTTAACACCATTCGGAAAGTTTTGTAGGAAGTTAAGAATTGATAAAGGTGAGTTACTGAAGGATATGGCGGATAAATTAGGTGTTACTCCATCCTATCTTTCGGCAGTTGAAAGGGGCAAGAGAAATATACCAAAAGATTGGTTTGAAAAAATATCAAATATATATCTTTTAAATCAATCACAAAGAGATACCCTTTTTGATGTAATTCAAAAATCTAATATTACGTTGAAGGTTGATTTAAGTATGATTGATGAATATGACAGAAAGAAAATTTATGATATTTTAACTAAATATGATAAGGCGATTCTATAATACAATAAAATTCGTATTTAACTGTCAGGGGAGGTTTTTAAAATATACGAAATATTAAACAAAATATTTCCAACCATTGCTCTAGTCTATACTATTGTTATCATATGGTTTGGATATGTTTCAGGTGAATTAAATACAAATATATGGTTTCCAATTACAATAACAGCTATTTTTCTAATATTGATTGGAAATGAAATTAAGTATATGAGGTGATGAAATCCGCATTTTATTAATAATATAGCCTATCCTATTCGGATAGGCTATAACAATTCATAACCACACTTAATATCTATATCACCAAGATGATTTATGTATTCGGTTTCAGTCCATTCGCAACGACCTTCTTTAATTGTTAAGATACCACTAAACACTTCACCTGTGGCTGCAACCCAATCATGCAAATCATCAATGGTTGCTAAACTATAATTCCGATCTATCTGGTTGGCATATTTTTCATTGATAGTTAACAGCCATTCACAAATGTTACTGTTTTTGCTACTATTAACAATGCAGATAAATACTTTAACTTCCATTGCCGATTCTCCTCTCGTTTCTAAACCCTTGGTAGTTTTATAGTAGCACATACGTTCGTAAGTTGCAACACTTTTTTATAATGTTGCATGTAAGCAACATACATGATATCATTATATCTTGGGTGATTAATATGGATTTAAAGGAGTTTGGTGAATTCTTCGCAGAAATAAGAAAAAGAGAAGGATATAATTCGCAACGTGAACTAGCTGAGAAGTCAGGAGTTAACCATGCGACAATTAGTAGACTTGAATCTGGAACTACAAGAACCAGTCCTGAAATATTAGAGCAATTGTCAAAATGTTTTAAATACATCACGTATGAAGAATTGTTACGAAGAGCAGGATACTTAAATGAAGATGACTTGACGCATAAAATAGAACAAATAAAAAAGAAAAGTGATTCTGTTATATCAAAAATTATGGAAGCATATAGAAAATCACAAGTTAAAAACAATTCGCTTCAACAAGACATTATTAATATTTATGATTCTAATATTGTTGAGATACCAATTTATGGAACAATCAAGGCTGGATATGATTTGATAGCCGAACAGAATATTATAGGATATGAGGTTGTTTCAAAAAAATTAGTTTCAGATGGTGAATATTTTTATTTAATAGTCAAAGGAGACAGTATGATCGGAGATGGTATAACAGATGGATGCAAAGTGCTTATTCGTCGTCAAAATTATGTAGAGAATGGAAAAATAGGAGTGGTATTAATTGACGGAGAAGAAGCAACGCTTAAAAGAATTTACTACGAAGGGAACAATGTGATACTGCAAGCGTCCAACCCTAAAGTTGAACCAAGGATTTTATCCTTAAATGATGTTATGATTCAAGGTCAAGTAAAAAGTTACATTGTGGATGTGGATTAGGGTGGCAAAGATATCTGTATATTATGATTATTTCAATGATAAATTATGTCCTATGTGGATGATAATTTGGTTTGGAAAAGGAAAAATACCGTGGGATAAAAATTATATTTATGTGCCAATAAATTGTCCTTTTAAAAGAAAAATGGCGGAAGAATTTGTAGACAATATGCTTAGTATTTCAATTGCAGCGGAAGAATTAACAGTAAATCCGCAAAGAGAAGGTTGTTTTGGAATACATCTTCCAACAGTTCTAAAAAGATTAAGTAAAACGAGGGGAGATATGGGGCCATACGATTTTAATGATATTGAACAGTTTATTATTCAAATGGGAGATATTGAGGAGATCATTGCGATGGATAGATATTCAATATTCGCATGGAGATAAACAAAAAACCTCCAATAAAGGAGGTTTAACTTATTTTTTCGATGTTACCATCCGCATCGACTTTATAAATTTTTTTATCTGGTTGTAATAAACCAAGTTTTCTGGCGTTTTCAAAAATTTTGAGAAGCATTTTATAATCTTCGCTTAATTGTTGTTCAGGGTTCTTGAGAGCACTAATTTCCTTTTGAAGTTCCTTTATTATACTGTCTTTTTGAGCAAGTTCTGATCGTAATTTCGATATCTCTTCAATCAAATCAGATTCAATTATTGAAGAAAGTGAAATTTTTGGTTTAACGTTTTTAATTTTAGTTGGTTTGTTTTTGATTTGTTTTTTCAATTTTTTAGCTTCAGTAAGTTCATTGGTGTATTTTTTTCTGACTACTGCATTCCATCGAAATCCGCAAGCAGATGGTGTGCGGTTTAGTTTTTCACCTGCTATTTGAAATGCTTTCAATTGTGTTGAACCAGTTTTAATACATTCTAAGACCGTAGAAGCCAGTAATTCATCTTCTGCTGGATTCCAAGCGTCTGATCTATTTTTCATATTCCTCTTTCACCTCAATACAATTTTAGACCAATAAATGAAAAAATATTCAAAACAATTGAAAATATCTTGAAAATCGAACGCCTGTTCCCTTGTTAAATGTACCAACATAAACTATAATCATAGTAGTAAATATTTTGTTTCTAAAAATAGAGGGAGAGGATATAGATGATTGCAGTTGCAGAAAGGATGAGGCCAACTCGGAGTTATGAAATTCAAAAATTATACATTAAAAAATTAGATGTAAGACAATGGGATATTTGGATGGCTGATCTGTCAGGGGGTACAGTCGGTTCCGAACAATCAGGAAAAAGACCTGTGCTTGTACTTCAAAATGATATTGGTAACAAATTTAGCACAACAATTATTGTTGCCGCCATAACATCTCAAAACAAAACAAAACTTCCTACTCATGTTGAACTGAAAGCTGAAAGATATAATTTGGAAAAAGATTCAGTTATTATGTTAGAACAATTGAGAACAATTGATAAACTTAGGTTAAAAGAGAAAATAACAACGCTTGATAAAGAAGCGATATATAAAGTATTGAATGCTCTCGATGTGTCGTTAGGAAGAAAAAGAGCATAAAATATTAATTTAAACTCGTATTTTGATACGGGTTTTTATTTTTTAAAAGCAAATTATATAAAATAATTTAAAAATATTTGTGGAAAAAGTTAGTGAACGGTGGTATAATATTGCCAAAGGATGAAATACGTTCTCCGTAAAATTGTGAGGCGATCTATTTTGAGGGAAAATTTTAATGTTAAACTGTTTGAACGATATATCAAAGAACATTTTGGCGAAACACTTGCTATTTCTCCTGTTAACAGCATGACACCTTTTGCTGTAAGAATGCCTGATGGGAAAGAGGAGTATATCTTTGTTGTAAAAGCGGAAAGCTGGCTTTATGAACCGCTAAAAGGAAAGAGTATTAATGATGTAGTGCCGATGAGTGCAAAAGCATATTTGGAAAACGGCAATCTAATTTTTGGTTTTGACATTGAGCCTGATATTAGTCTCGAATCGGAGATACCGAAGGAAAAAATTAATGGATTTTTACAACGTTTGTATAAGCAAGATAAGTTAACGGTTGTGATTATAGATCATATAACAACCAATGTTGTATGGCTAACAAATAATTTTCCGTTTAAGCAGGTGAGAGATCAATTTCAACCATTGTTTGATTATTTTGGAGTTAGGTAATAATTGCGATAAAAGACTCGTTTCATAGGAAGTGGATCTCATGAAGATCAAACATGTTTATTTTGCTCTCAATGAAATTGAAAGAAGAATTTGTCTGCTGGCAATTGATGATAACTATGATGAGGAAAAAGTTGAAGAACTGCTAAAACTCAAGTTTGAACTGCTCAACTGCGACCTGACAGACGATTATGACATTTCTCGAATTGTTGAAACTGTAAATCAATGAAATACTAGTTTTATCAGGAGGTGCGTAGACATGAAATTATTCCAAGTGCAGATTTGCTGTAGTTTAGACGAGGATAATGTAGATTCAAGGTTGATTGTAGCTGAAAACAAAGAAGCAGCAGAGGAAAAGATGAAAGAAATTTACGAAGATTTTATGAGGTACTTTCAATGGGTCAATGCTGTTGAGGTTAATGAAGTTGAAGGATGGAAAATTAGCTTGAGCAGATAAAAGAGTTGTTTTAATGGAGGAGATAATAATGAAATGTCCAAAATGTAAATCAGGAAATATTTATTATGTTACTTTTGACCAAGAATATGATGAAGTTAATTATTGTTTAATTTGTAAAAAAGTTTATTTGAGCCATGAAATAGTTAGCAAATATGATAAAACCTGAATTTTATTTATTGAAATCTGAAAGGGAGAACTGTTAATGAAAAAGATTGTAGGTAAAAGTGAAGCATTAAAACTTATTAATCAAGGTAAAATAATTAAATTTGATACTGCTGATGGATATTCAACAATAAGAAAGAAATCAAAGGGTGTTTATGAAATTCGTGTTTATGTAAATGGAGAATTAAAACCAGAAGTTTTGAACGGTAATTTTTCAAATTTAATGAGAACAATTAATAAGATTGATGAATTGTATATTGAAGAAGACAATAAAAACTGACTTTTATTATTTGAGAAAGTGTGGATTAATTTAATATGGAATACATCAATCACATTACGCTCAATACAGGACATAAAAGAAAATCGTATCCTCAAGAAATAGATAAAAGGATATATTTTGTGTTAAACAGAATTTATAAAGATATACTAAAAGGTAAAGTTGAAATTTTTGAAGGATATACAGCAAAAGCAACCAATGAACCAGGCAATGGAATGTTGATAACAGTTTTTAGCCCACAAAACGAACCTATTCTCACAACTGGAATAACAAAATATAAAAACAGCACAATTTGGGAACTTTTACATACTTCAAGCGTACTTCCTTTGCAAACTAATCCAAAATTTCCTCCAGAAGTTCCCTATATTGCTGATCGAATAGAAATTGGTGCTGCGCTGAATATGGATGCTATGCATTGGACGGGTGATTTTTCTAAATGTATGGGGTGGATTTATCTTGCTCCAGAAAAAATAAGGTAAACGTAGGTGATAATAATGGAAGATATATCTATGTATTGTCCTAATTGCGAAATTTACATTAAAAATTACGATCAACCGCCAGAAAGCCCATGTCTTAATACATGTGGAGTGTCAAAATAATATAGGAGAGCAATACAATAATTATAACTGGTTGTCATGATAATGTAGACATTGATTTTGAGGGATATATAGAAAAACAGAGGAATGGGACATATAGATATGTTAAAATTGAATAAAGGTTTTATTTTTATTATATGAAAGGAGTACAATTGATGCCAGAAGTAACGGTTGAATGGTTAGAAAAACAAGCAAAACAACTTGTTAAAAAATATTGGAACATTAAACATATTCCAAAAATAGTAATTGATTCAGACAGAGAAGCAGATTGGACTAATATTGTTGGTCGTTATTGGTCAGATACGCAAACAATTGAATTTAAAAATGAAATCAACAAAAATAGAACCTTGCGCGAAATCAAAAGAACGCTTCTTCATGAACTGTGTCATTGGTATTTGCATACAACTGGTCAGAAATGGCGTGATTCTGATGAAAGATTTGCTCGGGAATTGATAAGAGTTGGATTGGGAAGAAGACATAATAAAGATGAACAGGCGCAAATTGCGGCAAAACAAGCTTGGGAACGAAAGAAAAAAGAGTTTTTTGAAATATATGAAGTAAATGACGAAACAATATTGGTTTCGCGTATGAGTCACCATAGAAAGGATCAAAATGATTTTAAGAGAGATTTGGCGCAAACATTGATTAAAATTCACAACACAAGAGAAGAAGATGATTTGATTTATCCTGCGGATGTTGCCGAAAAAATGTCCGAATGGTATGGATATAAAATTGAGCCATTGGCTGTATATGGAATTAATTTGAGTGCAAATAGTTATACTCCAGACATAGGAAGTAATGAAGATATTAGATGGCTGCTCATAAATCGTTTAGATGTTGATCCAGAAGTCATTGAAAAGAAATTAAAATATGTTGCGTCCGAAGAATGATGAAATAAAAGTTCACTTTTATAGGAAGTGAGGTGGAACAAACAATGGAATTAGTGCAAATTGAAATGCTAGAAGATTTGGATTATGGCTCATGGTATTACCCAAAAGGTGAATTTATATGGCTGGACGAAGAAGAAGCTGAAGCATGTGTTAAGTTAGGAGCGGCTAAGATCATATCACAATAAAATATCAGTTTGATGGGAAGGTGATTATAACGACATGTTTTCTTTTATAAAACGAATATTTTCATCTTCAAATAAGTCTAATAATGAGGCGAAAGTTGGTGCAGAATACATTAAAAGAACGCGAGATTCATTTAAAATGAAAGTAGAGCGCAACTTAAAAGGAAAACAATTGGAAAAAGAAGGACGTATTGAAGAGGCGATAGAACTTTACGAGAAGAACATAGAAAAAGGATTTGATGGGAGTCACCCATATGATCGATTGTGTATTATTTATAGGAAACAAGGAAAGATTGCTGATGAAATTAGAGTTCTCGAAAAGGCAATACGTGTTTATGAAAAAATAATTAAAGAACGACCGATTGAACAGGCAAAATTAGATAGATACAAAGAGCGCTTAGAAAAAGTTAAAAAACTTATCCAATAAAAAATCCATTTCATCAGAAAGGATAGAGAACCGACATGAAGGCTACTTTCAGGGTAACAAGAGATTGGAAAATATCTGAAAACACACTTGTACCTTTTGAAGTTGTAAAAGCAGAGTGGAAAAGGCAAGTTGGTAATAAAACAGTGGATGGGGACTTAATCTTAGAAGTCAATGAATTGAATGAAGAAGAGATTGAAGTTATTATTGAAGTACTCAGTTCTAAAACAAAAAAGATGCTTGGCGGAGAAAAGATTCCAGCGAGTTTCATCTTCCGATAAAAAGGTAATTTTATTATAAATAGATTTCTATAAAAAAGAAGGTATACAAATGTCAAGTAATATGAATGTAATAAAACCAAATAAACGCACCAATAGGTATACTATCACTAAATATCGAAATGGAAAACTAAAAGATTCTATTGAACTTTATGTTGGCGGAAAGTATCAGGTAATTCCTGATAATCCGTTAAAACTAAAACATAGAAATAGAATTTGCTATATAGTAGAATTTAAATATGATAATTTAAAAAATCCAATTAAAGCAAAAGTAAAATTTGATAAATGCGCTGTCGCACACTCGTGTCTTTAGACATGAGTAAGACAGCGCAAATGAACGGTGAGAACCATCGGGATAGCTTGGTTACTTAGAATCACAAGATTCTATTGCCCAAGAATCCTGCGACTAAGACGTGGGAGGTTCAAAAAATAACATTTTCATTAGAAGATGAAAGTAAGAAAGGCAAATTTCATAAAGGATGTGCCTATAATGAATTCTTTAGGTATTGCTGGTTTCATTGATTTTGAAACTACAGGTTTAGATCCGTCAGAGGATGAGATAATTGAATTTTCATTAGTGTTATTTTCTTATGATAAAAACACAGGAGAAATTATTAAAATTGTTGACGAATATTCTGGACTAAGAGAACCAACTGTTCCAATAAAAAGAGCGGCAAGTGAAGTTCATGGAATTTATAAAAGGCATGTAAAAGGAATGAAATTAGACGAAAAAAGAATTTCAGAATTATTGAATCAATGTGATTTTTTAATTGCTCATAATGCTAAATTCGATAAGGGATTTTATGACAATCTTTCATATGTACCTCCTTTGACTTGGTATTGTTCGATGAGTGGTATTCCGTGGACTTCATATGGATTCAAGTCAAAAGGACTGCATAGATTGCTTGATGATCACGGGATCAGCATAAAAAACGCGCATAGAGCAAATGATGATTGCAAAGCGGCAATTGAACTTTTAAAGAAAAAAGATAAAAATGGTAATTCTTATTTTAAGGCTCTCTTAAATGGTAGACCGTATTATGAATATAAAGGAAGCGCCAAAGAAATTGCTGTTGCGTCAGAAAATCAACAACAACAAATAAAACATCAAAATTCTAAAGGTTGTTTAACATTAATATTGGTTGTAGTATTGATGGTATGGGTAGTAAATAATCTTTATTGATATGTTATGGTTTTCATTAATTATAATATCGTTTTTATGGGGAGATGAATATTCATGAATAATAACATATTATCAAAATTATTAGATATAATGAATGAATTATATTGTAAGCAAAAATCGTTACAAGAAGTTTTTGAGTCTTCGGATATAGGTTTTTTGGACTCGTCCATTAACGCACTTGAGAATTTAATCTTGGAAGAATTTGGTGTTCCTGAAGATAATACTCTTGAAATGATAAAAAAATACGGCGAATTTGAAGCGTATGGAAAAGAGGAATTTTTCTGCCGCGACGGATTCAGTGATTGGTTTTTCGAATTTTTTGAAGGAAGGTTGCCAAAAGAGAAACTAATATTTAACTTACTTAACTGGGATAAGTTGCCTGAAAAAAGTGATTAATGTTCTAATAAATTTGGCATTTTATCATTGTTTAACAATATATAAATACTATTTTAAATACATATTTTGAATATTTTCTAACAAAGACTATTCAAATATGTATTTTTTTTGTTTTTTAGTGTATAATGAAGTATCAAAGTAACTAATTAGTTAAAGGAGGAGATAATGATATGCTAAAACCTAAAGAAGAATTATTGTCAGCACTTAAAAACAAACTTAACGAAGTTAGATACGACAAAAAGGTTTTATGGGGAATAAACGAATATTTAAGTCAATACAATGAAACTGGAACTATAAATGAAATTGTTGTCGATTTAGAAAAATTAAATGACATTAATCCAGATTTGCTTTGCTTAATTACAATCGCCTTGTTTGAAGAAACAAAAGATCCGTCTATAGACCCAAGAATTTTTTACCATGAACGTGAAATAAATATTGCAAAAAGATATACTGGACAAGTTGAAGAACAAATTAAATATCCTGTTGTATTTGAAAACACACTCCGATCAAGTGACCGTGATTATTTAACAATTATGTCGGTACAAGACATTGTTAATCTGTATAAATCAAATATTTTGGAATATAATTATGACACACAAAGAACACCAGAGAAAAGAAGGAAAAAAGACGGTTCAATTATACAAAAACCAAGAGTAAACAGGAAAAGCGTTGAAAAAATTGCTGAATTAATGGTTAAAGGCAAATATAAAGCAGATACAATTACCTTTAATCTGCTTATGGATGGAAATGACGAATGTTCTTACAACGAAAAAGATAAAACATTGACAATACACTCTGGAGAACTTGACATTCTTGACGGTTTCCATCGAATTGAAGCAATGCAAATTGCAGTTGAATTAAATCCAAATATTGATTTAAACATGAATGTAGCAATAAAGAATTATCCTTTAGACGAAGCGAGATTTTACTTTGGGCAAATCAATACAATTAATTTGCCAGATAAAGCGAGAACCAGAGAGTTGAAACAAGAAAGTATTGCTGATATGATTGTGTCTGACTTAAATAAAAAATCCGATCTTGCCGGGAAGATATCAACTACTTCGGGAACATCATATTCAAAGGGCGAGTTGACGAATTTTATAATTTTGTCGGATGCGATTAATGATGTATTCAAACCGAAGGATAGAAAAGACTATTTGGATTTGTATCCATTTTTAAGTGATTTCTTTAGTTATTTAATTGCTTCGTTCAAAGAAGAATTTGTAACGAATATTGCTAAGACAAGGGAAAAAAGTTGGATAAACCATCAAAATATGTTTGTTGGATATGTTGTTTTGGCTAAAAAGTTTTATGATAACAATATCCCCATCAATAAGATAGTTGATGTAATAAAGAGAATTGACTTCTCGAAAGAAACATCTGAATTAAACAGCATTATGAGTGGTCAAGGAAAAGAAAATAGTCCAACTATTAGAAGGAAAATTAGAGAGTATTTTGAAAAAATTTCAGTCTAAAGAAAGGGTGAAAAATATGAGCAATAAAATTTATACTTTGGGTTTCTATAACCCAGAAGTTAAAGAAAGATATTTGAGCAGATATGAAGGAAATATTCAACATGTAATTTCGAGAATATTTAAAATTTCTGCACCTTTGGAAATACAACTTGAAAAAGATTTGTATGAATTTAATCGTGATGAGATTAAAAAAATCTTATTTACTGCTGATCCCTTAACTGTAAGAGCAAGTTTTCAGAATGGAATAAATATAAGAAATTATATTGATTGGGCGATTGAAGAAGCATATCGTTCCAATTCCATTAACCCTTTGGCTGGATTAGGAGAAAAGTGGTACGAACAGTTTGTTGATAAGGGTAAAGAATTAATTTTACATGTAGATAAAATTAATGAAATTGTTGATAAATGTGAGAACAAACAAGATGCTGTGATAATCCAATTAATATTTGAAGGATTATATGGAAAAAATTATTGTGAATTAGTCATGTTGAAGAAGAATGACGTTGATGGAAATGTATTAACGTTAAGGGACAATAACGGTAAACCTACAAGAAAAATAACTGTCTCAGATAAATGTATTCGTTTGATTGAAGGTGCCTTAAAAGAAACCGAATATGTAAAAAATAATGGTGATATCAGCGAAGGTACGAGATCCAAAATAACATATTTGGTAGATACTGATTTTGTAATAAAAAAATCAAAAACGAACGTCAAAGATGAAGGCCCGGTAACGCCTCATGTAATATTGCGAAGGATTAAAACGTTACAAGAATCGTTTGATGTCCCTTACTTAACCGTGACATCGATTAAATATTCAGGAATGTTATACTATGCAAAACAACTATATGAAAAAGATGGGGACTTAACACGCGAACATTTAGCGATGATTGGCGCTCAGTTTGGTATCAATCAGATTTTAGTGAACGGAAAAGAAGAATACGATCTTAGAAGTGCCAAAAAAGAATTTTTAAATGTTGAAACAATCAAAAAAATATATGGTATTTAAAATTTTTTAATAGCCTAATTGAAAGGCTATTTTTTTTGGAAAATTCACCTTAGAGTATTGACAATTAGATAAATTTGGATTATATTTATAATACATAATTTGAATTTAATTTTAAGGAGGGCTTAATAATGAGTACATATTCTGTTGGCATTGTTCAGAAAGACGGGGTTTTAAAATTTTTCTATGGAAAAACAAAATATGTACAACCGATTGTAGATAGCGTTATGAAAAAAGTTAAAGTTAATTTTGTAGACGGTTTTGGGACACTTTATTTCTTTGACGATTCTGAAAAGATGATAAGTTATATTAAAAAAGCTAAAACAAACGGTTTTAATGTTGAGGAACTAACTGAATATATAACTACATAAAAAGCAAAATATGATATTGAAAATAAAAAAGAAATATTGTATAATTTGTTAAAAATAACAGGTGGTATTACCGCCTGATGACATAGATTATTATTTTTTATGGAGGTAATGCAAAGAAATATGTCTGAAAAAAAGTATCAGATCAAAACAAACAAGAATCATGGCGGAAAAGAGTTTACATCATTCTTTCATTTTGTAGGTAGGGTTGAACCAGTTCAAAGACAAGAAGAAAATAGTTGGGTTGAGCAGCCGATTTTTGAACAAACAAAAACAAAAGACGGCAAACCAATGAGGAGATTAGTATTCCAAATTGAAACAGCTAAGAGCAATCGTCTAAGAGTTGAACTATTCGCTATGGAACAAGAGTTTGCTTATCCTTACTCAAAGAGACATAATAAGGTAGCAAAGGTAAAATGGAAAGATCGAAACAACAAAGAAAAATATCCTGATAATACATATCATCTAATTGAAACGGATTGGGATAAAATTGAACGACTTTCTAAGATTGTCGAGAAAGGAAAATGGGTTGAAGTTAAAGGTAAGTACGATCCAGATGAGTATACCAATCAAAACGGAGTCAACCTTGTTCTTCGCAGATTAATTTCAGATGTAAAAGAAGTAAATAACGGAGACGAAATCGAAGTAATTGAGAATGGCGATAAGAAAAAAGTAAAATATGTGTGTGATTTTGATTCTCCTGAATTTGTTGAGATTAATAAATTTAATATGCAAATTGGAATTAGAAGCACGTATCATGATGAAGATACAAAAGACACAAAGATTAATGCTACATATTTAGTATATGGGAAAGATAGAAGTGAACCAAAAGATGTTGAGTTAATTGTTCACCATAAACCAGCACCAAAGGGTAAAAAGTCATTGGCAGAAGCTTTGGCCGGACTGGAAAAGGGAGATTTTATCGAAGTTACAGGTAAAGACAATAACCGTGCTGTTTTTTCACTGGTTGAAGTCGAAGAAGACGATGATGAAGCAGAATTGTTTGGAGATGTTGATGATTCTGCAAAACAAACAAAAAAGGTAATGGTTGCTTCAGGAACAGAAAAAGGGCTTGAAGTGACTGGGTATGTAAAAGGATCGCTTATGCGCGGACTGTTATCAGATGAAGAAATGGAAAAGTCATTTACAATTGAAGAAGAAGCTGAACTTGAAGTTGAAGATGACGATAACGATGATTTTGATGATTTAGACGATGATAACGACGATGATGACGATGTAGATGAATTGCTTGATATTTCTGATGATGATTTGCCATTTTAATTAACGCCTCCCGCTGACAAAGTGGGAGATGAATGGCTTTATATAAAAACAAAATATTAATAAATGGAGATGGTAAAGCTTAATGAGTTGGAGAAATTTAATTGTTGATAACGAGCCGAAAGTTGAATTACATTCTATTACCACACTGGTGGCAGGAAATTACAAAAGCGGAAAAACAAGACTGTACAAAGAAGTTACCGAACTACACTATTCAAGTCCAGATGAAGCCTTGCTATTGGCTTTCGAACCGGGATACGAAACATGGAAACTAAAAAATATTGTCCCTTTACATAAATTTGAAATGAAAAACGGCAAAAAGGATTTAGCTAACGTTTGGGAAGTATTTAAAAAAGAGGTTGTACCCGGTCTTGTACAGGAAGCAAGTGAAAATAAAAAAATTAAATTAATTGGTACAGACACAGCAGATAAAGCTATTGATGCTTGTACTGCATGGGTACTTCGTGATCGGGCGAAAAAATATGGAGTAAACAAATTGGAATCATTGCAACAAATAACTGAAATTTCAAAAGGTCAAGAAAACGGTTGGAATACTTTTTATGATGAACTCAAAGATCCATTTGATACACTGAAAAACGCTGGTTATGGTCTTTTTCATCTTGCATGGGTAAAAGAAAAAGAAACAACGCTGTATGACGGAATGAAATATAATTCATTGGAACTTATGATGAATGCTACAGCGAAAAAGGTATTTGAATCTCAAGCTTCTCTAATTTGTTGCCTATTTAATGAGGTCACTGTTACCGACAAAGAAGGCAATGAATTAGAGGAAAATCTTAAAGACAAACGTGGAAGAGAAAAGGGGAGTAATTTCCACGAAACAAAAACTGTAATGGTATTTCGCCCAACACAATACATTTCAATTGCTGGTGGTAGGTTTACTAATTTGCCAGAAGAACCAGTTGAATATAGTGCTAAAAAGTTCCTTGAAGTATTTGAAAATGCAGTCAAAGGGCAACTTGATGATGATGATGATATTGAACAATTAAGAGAAAAGCAAGAAGAGGAACGCGAAGAACAAGCAAAAGAAATTGCAAGCATTTATAACAACGAAGTTTCTGCAAAGAGTTTAATTAAAGATATCGCGGCGAAGATTAAAGGGTTACAAAGCGACAAATCTGTTATTGATGAAAAAGTTAAACCAAAACTAAAAGAAATAATTGGTAGCGTAAAATATCAAGAATGTGATGACATTAATAAATTAACAGAAGTTTTAGAATATCTAAAAACATTGTAATTCATAATACATAATATCAAGCGTCCCTCTGTATAAGAGGGACGCAATAATTGGAGGTTATCAATGAAAAAGATCGCTATCTTTTCTGCTAAAATAATTGCATTGTCTGCTGCTTTATTTGTTGCATTGGCGGTAGTACATGCAGAAAAGAGCGGAGAAAGAAAATTAATACGCAAAACTGTTGTTGATAGTGTTAGTGGTTCTATTGATATAAATAGTAGTGATCATAAAAATGAACCTGTTTCAATAATAAAACTAGAAAATAAACCTGAAGCTGACGACGAAAATCAAAATAAACGTCCTTTTATTAAAGATATTCCGCTTTCAGACGAGATCCTTGATTATTTGTGGGAGAAATGCGAAGAAAATGATATCAGTTATACGTTGGTATTGGCTATTATCAAACAAGAATCTAATTTTAATGTAAATTCGACTTCAAAAACTAAAGATTTCGGATTAATGCAAATTCATAATTCAACTGGAAAATGGATTGCGGAAGAGTTAGGAATTGAAAATGTTGATTTTCATGATTACAAACAAAATATTGATATAGGAATATGGTATTTAAAAAACTTGAGAGATAGTTGGAGAGAGAAAGGTTTATCCGAAGAACAAGTTTTTAATTTGACAGTAATTTCGTTTCATCGAGGTGTTGAAGGTACGTACAATTATATCAAAAAGAACGGATATAACGATCCATATCTGAGAAACATCAAAAAATATAAGTATGAGTTTGAACAAAATATGGGGGAAGAAAATTGATTATCATCGCAATCGAAGGTTTAGATAAATCAGGTAAACACACACAATGCGAATTGTTATATCAGAGACTAAAAAAAGATGGTTATAATGTTGCAAAAAGCGAATTTCATCGTTACGATACTCCAACAGGAAGATTAATCAGGGATTGGTTGTCTGGAAAATACAAAACTGATCAGTACACTATTGAACTTATAATGGCTGCTGACAAACAAGCACAACAACAATGGTTTGCTGAATTAGAAAATAACGGTGTAGAAGTTTTAATTTTAGATAGATACACATTAAGCGAAATGGTTTATGCTATTTGTAATAACATTGAACCAAAGTGGATTGTAGAATTACAAAAATACATTCGAAAGCCAGATTTAAATATTATTATAGATATTCCTGCCAAAATAAGCATTATCAGAAAGGGGAAATTTGGAGACAACGATAAGTATGAAGAAAATCTGGAAATGTTAAGAAAAGTAAGAATTGAATATCTCGAATATGGAAAATTTGAAAATAATATGGTTTTTAATGGTTTACAAACAATTGAACAACTACATAGTCAAATTTATGAATATGTATCAAAATTTTTGCAGAGGACGATGAAATGAAAAAACGCATTGCTTTCGACCAAGATCAGGTATTGGCTGATTTGCTTACTGAATGGGTGAGCAGATACAACACTGAATACAACGACAATCTAAGACCAGAAGACATAAAAAACTGGAATTGGCATAATTTAGTTAAACCAGAATGCGGCAAAAAAATTTACAATCACACACCACCAGAAAGCCCCTGCCTTTAGGCATGGGAATGAATGGTGGTAAATATTGAAAATAAAAAGTAAATTATATATAATTAAAGGTAAAAAGGGGAGGTGTAAATATTAAAATTGCAATCATTAACTGTTAAAATTAGATTTTTTCCAGATAATCCTAACATTTTAAGACGACTTTCCCAAGAGTATATCAGTACAATAAATCAATTAACAGAACATGCGATACAACAAAAATCATTTCCTAAAATAACAACAAAAGATATTAAAACTATTCTTCCATCTGCTATATGTAATCAAGCCATTCGTGATGCAAGAAGCGTATTTGCAAAATACAAGAAAACAGGAAAACGTTCAATACTCAAAAAGCCAGTATATTATATCAATAATCAAAACTATACAATTTTAAACAACGCAATCGCATTTCCAATTGTTGTTGAAGGGAAAGTAAAGAAAACGTACTTCCACGCCATACCAACTGAACGAGACATGGAATTAATCAAAAAATCAAAACTTGGATTAATGCGTATTGTAGAGAAATCGGGTAAATGGTACGCCCAGGTTTCTGTTCAAATTCCTGAAGAAAAATCAACAGGCGAAAATATCATGGGAATTGATCTTGGATTAAAAAATCCCGCTGTTGCTGTAACATCAACAGGAAAAACCAGATTCTTTGGTAATGGAAGACAAATAAAATATATTCGTCGCAAATACCAATCACGTAGAAAGAAGTTGGGGAAACTTAAAAAGTTACACGCTATAAAGAAACTAGGAAACAAAGAAAGTAGATGGATGACAGATCAAAACCATAAAATTAGTCGTCAAATTGTAAATTTTGCTATTCAAGAAAATGTATCTGTAATTAAACTTGAATCTTTGGCTAATATTTGCCAAACGACAAGAAAAAGTCGTAAAAACGCAAAGAATCTGCATAATTGGTCATTCTATCAATTGCAGAAGTTTATCGAGTATAAAGCTAATTTAGCAGGAATTAAAGTTGTATATGTGAATCCAGCATATACTTCTCAAACTTGTCCTTGTTGTGGAACCAGAAATCATGCAAATGATCGAAAATATGAATGCCAATGTGGATTCAAAGCACATCGAGATCGGGTTGGTGCAATCAATATCATGAATCAACCTGTGGCAGATGGTGTAGCGTAAGCGATAGTCTGCCAGCCTACGGAGCTATATGCTCTGCCGTAGGATGGGCTGATGACACAGCCACGAACTTGGAGATTGCACGAAGCAGAAATGCATGAGTGCGTTAATCATCCAAGAATCCCCCGCCTTTAGGTATGGGGGAGTGTCAATCGGAATAAGAGTGTTGTAAATACTGATTGGTTAGTGGATGATAAAGAAGAAAATTTTAATGGATTCAAAGGAACGCCGATCTTATACGATGCTCCACACAACAGGAATGTAAGTGGATATATAAGGTTAATGAATATGAAAGAAGTAAGAAAATTTTTTATGAAACAACTGGAGGAATGCAATCATGAAAACTAAAAGACAAAATATTTATTATAGTATTAGTAGTTATAATAACGATGAGGATTACTATATTCTAAATACTAAGGTTAGCAAGAATCGTTATGGTTGCAGATTGCCAAATGAAAAGAAAGAAAATTGGGAAAATCTTTCTGGTGAAGTAAAAACATATTACATTAACAAAAACAAAGAATAAATAGAAAGAGAGTGTACATATTTTGCGGAGAGAAAAAATCAAAATTTATAAATGTAAAGAATGTAATTACTTATTTGAAGATTGGCAAAGTGAAAATTTTGAATGTCCTGAATGTAAAAGCGAAAAAACAGAATGGGTTGATACGCTGGAAGACGAACAAGATGATAGGTGGTTTATATGAAAGAAAAAAAGTTAAAATAAAAGAAAAAATCACAATTGAATTTTCGGTCAGTGATTTAAAAGAAATTATTAAGGATTATTTAATGGAAAATGGTTTTAAGGTAAATGATATTAATTTCAATATATTGCAAGTTTTTAGTGAAAATAATAAACCAGAAAATTTGTTGGATAAGGTTGTATGTTGTGTTGAAAGATGTATGAAAAATGGCTGATAAAATGGTTATTTTATTAGGAGGAATAAATGAATTACGCTTATGGTGCCATATACAAAAGTAAAACCACTGGATGGTTAGTAGAAATCGTTGATATTATTAGAAACAAAGATAAATCAATTGATGGATTCTGGTTAGTAGATTCAATGAAAAATAAAGAATTGCAGGAAGCAGAGTGTTGGTATGTAACAAAAGAATATTTTGATAAAAATTATGAGGAATGTTAAATATGTCAAAATATTTGTCAAGGAGATGTTAGTAAATGGATTAGATAAAAATTCAAAAAGCAGTAGAGGCTATTCAAGCAGGCATTGAAAACAAAATTGATCTTAAGGAAGACAAAGTAACCATTTATGCTGTGGGTAACAATGTAATACGAATTGATATTAAAAAGCAAATCTGAGGAGAATAGTATGGCAAATTCGTTTTCAGGAACAATGGTGGAACAAATTAATAAAGATGTAATTATTTTAGAGACTTCAACCAAACCAGAATACCTTCTTAATTTACCGACTGATATTGTAAATGATTATGGATTATCTAAAACACTTTTAACGCGGCGTGAAACAATATATCTGAAACATATATTAAAAAACGTTTTTATTTACGGTAACGAAAAAGAATTACTAGATAAACTTAGTGTGTTACAGTTTAAATCAATATTTCAATATATTGGATTTATAACTAATAAATTAAGAGGAATTTATAAAGCACCAAGGGATTACAAAGTTGGTGACGCGGATGTATTGGTTCAACAAAAAAGAGATAACTTCATTAAGATGTTGGAGTTATACAGGACGTTAAAACCAATTGTGATATTAGATTTTGATAAGACAATCACTAATAAAAAATTTCATTCTTTATACGAATACATATCAAGTAACGGATATCAAATTATTATTAATAGTGCAAATCCGTCAAAAGAAACGATTGTGAATTATTTAAATAAACACGGATTGCCGCAACCAAGACAGATATACGCAAATAAGGGAAAGCAAAAGAAAATCGTCAAATTAAAGGAAATTGCTTCAAAAAATTTTAAGAGAATTGTTTTTTATATTGATGATGAAAATGAATATCTGGAATATGGTTGTTTGTTATGCATGTATTGTTATGAGTACACAAAGGATGGTAGGATACGAAACCATACGATTTTTAAAAGGTAATATATTAATAATCACGTAGTTTTAAAGATTGGAATTGGAGTGAAACGATAGTGGTAAATCATTTTCTTTTAACAGATGAAGAATTAATTAATCGTTTTAAAAGGGTGATCGAGGAAACAATTGTAGTAGAAGATAGATAGGATGAATATCGTTTGCACTTTAACGCACACAAAAATAAAGAATATTGGGAAATTCGTAAAGAATTATTGGAGTGAATGGAACGATGACAAGAGTTATCGTAGCTGGAACAAGAACATTTGATGATTATGAGTTGCTTAGAGAAAAATTAGATCAATATCTAGCCGGATTTCAAAATATAGAAATCATATCAGGCGGTGCAAGAGGGGCAGATACATTAGGAGAACGATATGCGAAGGAGAAAGGATATAAATTAACCAAATTTCCTGCTAATTGGGATCTTTATGGAAAGAGTGCTGGATACATAAGAAATGAAGAAATGGCTATGTATGCAGGAAAAAATGGAACATGTATTGTGTTTTGGGATGGTGTGAGCAAAGGAAGTCAACATATGATTGATCTTGCTATTAAACATGGTGTTGATGTGTTAATAATTAAATATGAAAAGTAGGTGAAATAAATAATTATGGAAGCAATTGAAGCAACGTCTAAAATCACTTCTAAAGGACAAATTACTATTCCTATTGAAATTCGAAAAGCACTCGGATTAAGGGTAGGCGACAGACTTAGATTTATACTAAATAAAGAAGGTAATTTAACAATTGAACCAATAAAATATTTAACCGCAGATGAGTTGTGCGGCATTTTAAATAAACCAGAAGATAACGGAAATTTTGAGTTAAAGGAACTATTTTTTAACTCCCTTCCGAAATATGTATGATTGGTTGAAAACAAAATAAATAATAAAATTAATTTTTAAAGGAGAAATGAAAAATGGAAGTAAGAAAATTCAACAAAGAAAATGAGCATACGAGTGTTAAAACAAGTGATTTTGCTAAAAAAAATGCACATTTATTACCTCAATATACACATCATTATGAAATGCTCCCATATACTTACAATTCTATTATTACGATGAATGGAGAAATCATAGACAAACAATCTTATACCAAGGATTCTTCAAAATATAAGGTAATTTATAATGGTAATGTAACAATTGTAATTTTAGAAGATGGTTCAAAGGGAATCGCTAAAAGAAATCCCAAAGATGAATACGATAAGTTTTTGGGGTATAAAATTGCAATGAAAAGAGCGCAAATTGCAAAGTTGCAAAAAGAGTTAGAAGAGTTAACAAAATAAAAAGGAGTATTAATATGCCCAAACTAGAAGATTGGTCAATTGTAAGAGATGATAGTAATCCATTTTTAGCACCAGAGTTAAGAGGTTTGAGATTGCAGGGTAGGGTTTATGGCAGAGATGATTTTGAAGATGGAAGTGTTGTAACAACTTCATCTGTTCAAAGTTTGGATTTGAAAAATAATATTGCTAAGACTAGAAACACAGAGTACATATTGGGCAAACCTTCAAAGGATTATGTTAGGTGGCTAAATGATAACGGGAAGAAATTAGAAGACTATATTTAGATTAGGTCTTAATAAATCAAGGATGTGTCGCTTCATGGGGTCATGCAATCATGAAGAGCTAAAAACAAAACAAGACTACATAGACTCGCTCATAGAATTAAAAGCATACAGATCGTTAGATGGTCAAAGTTTTGATTTTGGAACAGGATTAATAATCAACGAAATGTCGTATGGTTCTGAAGATACTTATTACGAAATGGAGATTCAGGCATTAGAAGAGTTAATCGAAAATTGGGAAACTGCTAGTTGTTTAAATAAGAGAAAACGAAAGGATAAGAAACATAAACGTGCTTATGAAAAAAGAGAAAAGATTAGAATCAAAAAATTAAGTAAATACAATTGGATGTTAGTAAGAGAAAGAGACGGATGGTGTCAGCGAACATATAGAGGAAAAGCGTCTTCTTATTTAAAGAGATTGTCAAATAGAAAAATAAGGCGATTTAAAGGATGTTTGCCAAAGAAGGGAAACTATCATCATAAAATATTTGATTTCTGGTGGAGTTTGTATTGATTATTAAAAGGAGGAACTTATGCTAAATCATTTAAAAAAGCACGGATTTACTTACTTTTTAATTGTGTGTATGCTTGTTTTTGGTTTGTTGTTTCCTGATTTTAGTATTGAAGTAAGTGGCGGATTTGCATGGCTAATTTTCTTTTTAAGTAATACTATTATTTTGTTAGCGATATTTTGTTACATTTTTGGCGGATCAATATCTTTCGAGTCGGAAGGACTAATTCCGAAGATTAAACGATGGAGAAATAAATATAAAAAAGATAATATTAATATGTAATAATTTAAGAGTTTTATCGGATAAAAGGAGAATATAAAAATGAAAATTGTTATTGAGAAAGATAAAAAAGGGCTTCATATTAACTTAGGTACAACAGATTGGGATCATTATGAAGTTATCGGTATGCTAGAGATGGCAAAACATATGATTCAAAAAGAAATTGACAAGATGATAGGGTTAAAAAAATAATAAACACAATAAAAAAAGTTTAGTGGTTGAGGTGAAAGAATGAAAATTATAGGTGAATCACGGGAAAGTTTTATTATTGAATGTGATAAAGATGAAGCGTATAACTTAATTGGTTTTTATTCGAGATATAGCGATAAACCAAAGAAGTTAGAAGTTGGTGATGAAATTAGGGTTCATGATATGTATCAAAAATTAAACAATCTTGCTTATTTTCAGAGAGATTTTCAAAATGTATCTAAACAGTTAAGAGCATTTGCAGATATTCTTGAAGAAATTGATCCGTTAGTAAAAGGAAAATTAAATGAAGAGATTCAATAAAACATTGTTTTTATGGGATGAAGGAGATGGTTAATTGAGAAAAGAATTGCTTGGAAGTTTAGAGTTGAATAGGATTTATCAAATGGACTGTCTAGAGGGTATGAAACTGATACCAGATAAAAGTATTGACATGATATTATGTGATTTGCCTTATGGAACAACTAAATGTTCATGGGATAGTGTAATTCCAATGGAACCATTATGGAATCAATATAATCGAATTATTAAAGATAATGGCGTAATTGCATTAACTGCAACACAACCATTTGCAAGTCAGTTGATTAATGCAAATCTCAAGTATTTCAAGTATGAATTGGTGTGGGACAAGATGATTGGTGGAGCTTTTGTTTTAGCTAAGAAAAGACCTTTACCGCAACATGAAAATATATTAATTTTTTATAAAAATGCTCCAGTTTATAATCCACAAATGACTGATGCAGATCCTAAAAATATCAGACCCATCAATAAAGGAACATCTCAAAGCGAAGCAATACCCGTTGCTGGAGGTGTTGCAAAAAGTGAGGATGGTTATGACCCAAAGAAGCGTTATCCAACGAGTATTTTAAAATACTCATCGAAAATGGCTGAATGCAACCCATTAAACAGAGTACATCCAACACAAAAACCTGTAGCTCTCTTTGAATGGCTAATTAAAACATACACCAATGAAAATATGATAGTATTGGATAATTGTATTGGTTCAGGTACAACAGCAGTAGCAGCCTTGAAGTGTAATAGAAAGTTTATTGGATTTGAAACTGAATCAAAATACATAGAAATTGCAAATCTACGTATTGAATCTACATATAATGAGTTAGAAGATCAAAAGATATTAAACTAAAACTTACAATAAAATAAGAGTTTTATTAGAAGTTGGTGATTATTATTGAATGAACAGTAATTTGCTGAAAAAATTAAGGAAATACGAAATGATCCTGAAAAACTCTTTGATACGATTGAGAAAAATAGCGGTATAAAGTTGTATTGGTATCAAAAATTGATATTAAGACATTTTTTGAAAAAAGCCTATAAAACAATGTTTTTATTGGATAAAGGAGGACGATAAAAATTTGACGTTAAGTGAATTGTATAAACTATCGTATTATAAAACGAAAAAAGGGTTTTTACTACATGGAGATACATTTGAATGGATGGATAAAATTCCGGACGATTCAATAGATATGATTTTGGCTGATTTGCCATACGGTACAACTCGTAATAAATGGGATAGTGTAATTGATTTAAATTTATTATGGAAAGAATATAAAAGAATACTAAAACAAAATGGTGTCGTTGCTTTAACTGCAAGCCAACCATTCACATCAAAACTTGTAATGAGTAATTTGGATATGTTTAAACATGAATGGATTTGGATTAAAAATAGAGGAAGTAATTTTGCAAATACTGTTAGAGAACCAATGAAAGAGCATGAATCTGTATTGATATTTAGCCGAGGGAAATGGACTTATAACAAACAAATGCAAGAGAGAACAGGTAGTGGTAGTGAAAGAGTTAAATATAATGTAAAATTTGAAACACATTCTGAAAATTATAACAAGTTTGGAACAATAAAAGAAAATAAATTATCTGAACTTAGAGTTCCTTCATCTTGGCAAAAATTTAATTGTGAAGTAGGATTACATCCTACACAGAAGCCTGTGGCGCTTTTTGAGTATTTTATTAAAACTTATACAAATGAAAATGAAATTGTTTTGGATAATGTATCTGGATCAGGAACAACAGCAGTAGCAGCAGAAAATTTAAATAGGCGCTGGATTTGTATTGAAAAAGAACTTAAATATTGCGAAATAACAAAAGAAAGATTAGATCGGATACATAATAAAGAAGCAAGTTAAGGAACAAATAAAATCAGATTTTTATCATGTGAAAGGAGATAAAAATGTATCCTAAAAAATTAGACGTAAATACATATAAATATTTTAAAGAACTTCAAAAGCAACAAAAATACGTATCGATTCCTTTTAAGTTTTCTGATGTAGAAGAAAATGATCGTCAAAAAGAAATTAGAACAATTGTAAATAAATATGATTTTACTTATGTAGATTTAGATAGCGCAGAAAGTATTCTCTATGAATTAAACCGTAATTGTAAACCTGAAAGAAAAATGAGTATTCCTTATGGTGGAAGTGTTAATTATGCGATAGCATATAATGAAAATATTGTTTTTGATATTCAAATTGAAGACGAATATTATGGTGGCGGTTTAATTGAACAAGGTATTTGTCTGAATGGAATTGCTGTTCTTAACGATATCTCTAATAACGAATTAACGGAAGCATTGGAGTGGCTAGATCGAATTTTTAATGGTTAATTAAATAATTCGCAAAGAATTTATTTAGAAAGTAAATTATTATTTATGAGTTTAAAAGGAGAGATGAAAAATGATTGAAACTTATAACTTGCCTAGAGGATTAGGAAAAACTACAAAAGTTATTGAAATGATGCGTAATGATGCTGATTTGTTCTGCATAATTCCATTTTATTCCCAAAAGAATTATTACCCAAAAGAACTGCATAATCGAATTATTTGTGGGAACATGGATTTATTTACACAAATTGCAGGTAAAAAAGTGCTAAAAGTTGTTTTAGATGAAGGTTTTGCATATAAGAAAGATATGTTAGCGAAACTTTATTATGAACTTGGGAATCGTAATATCGATGTTGTATCATTAGGTACAATTTAGTCAGATAAAATTGAATTTTTATAGGAAGGAAGCTAACTATAATGAATACACGGCTTAAAGAATGGTATGAAAAACATAAACAAGAACAATACGAAAAACAGTATGTAACAATGCCAGATGGCACAGAAAAACATGTAACTGAATTTGAAGATAGAAGTGTAGATTGGAATACATATAAAGATTTAAGAATGAATTCATATGCTTTAGATTTGTTTTTTAGTAAAATGGACGATGATTTATTGATTAATAGAGCAATGTATTATATTGATCAATGTGGAAAGTATCGTTATCCTGCCACAACATATGATGAAGCATTAATTCATGTTATTGTTCCTGAATTAATTAAGAGATTAAAAGAAAGCAAAAATATACAATGATATTCGACTTTTATCGGAGTGATGTTTATAATGTGGTATGAAATGGCTAAATGTAATCATTGTGATGAAATAATTTGTGAGTATAAATTTAGCAGTAGTTTTTTTTATCCAGTGTGTCCTAAATGTGGAGGTAAAAATAATTTCAGAAAAGTGACTGCCAAATATGCGTTTAAAGGTTCAATTCTTAAACCGTGGACATGGTTAAAGTTTGGATGGGTAGAACGATAAAATGGAAATTTGATTAGGAGGGCGATTAAAATAGAAGAAAATCCTTTATTAAATAAAACATTTGCTGTCGATGAAGAATTATGGGACTTATATGAAGAACTACAAGAATTAAATGATAAATTACAATCAAAAAGAATTGAAAAAATGATGAGTAAAATTCAAAATATTAGACATAAACTAGATGATTTGTATGAATATGCAAAAGAGAAAATCAAATAAAATTTCATTTTTATCAACAAGAAGGAGGGGAAATATGTGAAGCAAGTGTTTTTAACAAAAGAATGGTGATTTTTATTACAGTAGTAGATGCTTTTAGGGAATTTTTACAATCACAAGGGTTTAAAGTGCAATAAAAATCTTATTTCACAAGAAGGTGAGTTTTTCTGTGAATGCGCTACAGGCAATAGATCGAATAAAAGAAATTGAAGACGTATTATGGCATGTTGAAAAATTGGAATATTGTTTGGAAAAAGAAGGGTATGAATTTGAAAAGAAGATAATGGAGAAGTTAAAACTTAAGTTTAATCAAGAGGCAAATGAATTGAATTCGAGACTGAGCAAAATAGTAATACAATAAAAACTGTATTTTATAGGATGGTGAACAATGTACAATTTAGATGAAGTTGTAAATTTTATTGAGAAGAAAAACAATGTAAAACTATATGAATACCAAAAGAAAATGCTCCAATACATAATCGAAGGTAAAACATTTTTTGTCCCAAGAAAATCAGGAAGAACAATTGTACTAGAATGGTTTATTGATTATTTACGAAATAAACAAAACAAACATTGGACTTACGGATTCGACGAACATATTGGAATACAAGAAGTTATGAAAGAAAATAAATGGATATTTGATAGATATAATTTGAAAGATAATACTATTAATTTTAAGCAAGAATATGAATGTGATTGGTTTGGAAAATCCGATAAAACTTGAATTTTAATGGAGGCTGACATGTATCCAACCGACGAAGAACTAGAAACTATAACTAATTGGTCATATGATGATTTTTACGGACTCATGCAATATGTTAGAGAACGATGGTATCTTGATGATTGGGGATGGACGCAAGAAGGGAATAAATTTTACCTATCAACTGGCGGTTGGAGTGGTAATGAAGATATTATTTCGGCATTGAAGAAAAATTTCCTATTTTGGTCAAGATGTTGGGAATGTTCAAGACGTGGCGGACATTACGAGTTCGTTCTTCCAGATAAGAAATGATGATTGTATGAATTTGAAATGGTAAAAAACAGAATTGCTAAAATTATGTTTTTTAGAGAGGTGAAATTAGTTGTATTTTGAAGAATCGGAGCACAATAAATATTTTTATGAAATATTAAAAGAATTGTCGGAAGTAAAAACATTAGAAAAAGGATATAAATTTGGAATTGCATCTGTACCCACTTCATTGTTTGAGTGAATAGATGAAATTGAAAGATGTGAAATAAAATCGTTAAAACCTAATGAAATTAAAGAATCTTTTAACGATTGGATTAATCATGACGAAGAAATTAGGGTAATTTTTAATCGTTTATATAATAAAAACAAAAAAGATAAAAAATGTGGGGATGATGAAATATTTCAAAATCACAATTGACACTAGATTTAGAAAGAAAAATATATACATACACAAGTAAACTAGGCGTATTCGGATGTTTCGAAGTTACTATAGGTTGGTTTGGCGATGAACGAATAGACTATATTACATATGATACAAAAGGAATATGGAGATGTTATGAAATAAAGGCAACCAAAGACGACTTTTACAGCAAATCTAAAAAAACGTTTATCGGTCATTACAATTACTTTGTAATGCCAAAAGAACTCTATGAAGAAGTAAAAAATGATATTCCAGAGAACATAGGAGTAATTGCAGATGGTAACTATTCTTTAAAGAAGGCTAAAAAGCAAAATTTAATTATCGATGAACAAGTGTTAAAAAATTCAATGATTCGTTCACTTTCTAGGGAAGCAGAAAAATTGTACAAAAGTAATGATCCTAAAATAATAGATAGATTTAAATCACGATTGAAAAAACTTGAGAAGGAAAGAAATGAATGGAGAGATAAATATTATAAGTTGTTGCATATAGGCTATGAAAAATATGGATATAGATGGTACAAGGAAGAAGAAATTAATTGACTGTACTTGAATGTATTGATAAATTAAATGATTTAAGAGAAATAGTTCATACTTTAAAAAAGGTGCTTGATTTTATGGATGATAATGATAGATTTAGTTTGCATGAAATGGATATTATTGCTGAGATTAAAGAAAAATATGAAAAAGAAATTGAAGATTTAGAAAATAAATTAAATATAGCGCAAATAAAATTGTAATTTTATTGAATTATGGAGGGTAGTTTATTGAGTAAAGAATTACTTGGAAGTCTTGAAATAAATCGTATTTATCAAATGGATTGTCTAGAGGGAATGAAATTATTGCCAGATAAAAGTATTGATTTAACTGTAACATCTCCACCTTACGACAATTTACGTACTTATAACGGTTATACATTTAAATTTGAGGAGATTGCTAAGGAATTGTATCGAGTTACGAAGCTCGGAGGTGTTGTCGTTTGGATTGTAGCAGATGCGACAATTAATGGGAGTGAGACCGGAACAAGTTTTCGTCAAGCATTGTATTTTAAGGATGTTTGCGGGTTTAATTTGCATGATACAATGATCTATCTTAAAGAAAACCCAACTCCATTGGAACATAATCGGTATCAGCCATGTTTTGAATATATGTTTGTTTTTAGCAAGGGGAAACCCAAGACATTTAATGTAATTAAAGTTGATGCAAAACTTAATTCTCATGGTAAAAAATCCGCACAAAGAATGCCCAATGGCGAAATTAAAACTTTTTCTACTGAGAGAGGTAGAAATACAAAAAAATATAAAACAAATGTATGGAGTTATTCTGTTGGATTTAATCAAGCAACAAAAGATAAAATCGCTTTTCAACATCCTGCGATATTTCCTGAAAAACTTGCTGAAGACCATATCTTATCATGGTCAAATGAAGGTGATATTGTTTTAGATCCATTCATGGGTAGTGGAACAACAGCTAAGATGGCACAAATTAATAAAAGAAAATACATAGGTTTTGAAATTTCTCCTGAGTATATACAAATTGCAAATTTAAGATTGGAAAGTATTAATGAGGATTATCCAATAAAATAGGAATTTTATTGGAAAAATGAGGTGATAAATATAGAAATAAATAAAATATATTGCATGGATAATTTAGAATTAATGAAGAGTCTACCGAGTGAGAGTATTGACCTTATTTATTGTGATATTTTATATAATACAGGAAGAAAATTTAAAGATTATAATGATAAACTTGGAACAACAAAAGATGCTATTGATTGGTATATTCCACGTTTGATACATATGCATAGACTTCTAAAAACAACAGGATCTCTATACTTACATATGGATTATCGTCTGTCTCACTATTTGAAAGTCGAGTTAGATAAAATTTTTGGCGAAGATAATTATAGAAATGAGATTATATGGCAAAGAGATGCCGTTGGCAAAGGTGCTAAAAAAACATCTAAACAATGGCCGAGGGAGTTTGACAATATTCTTTTTTATTCAAAAAGCAAAAATAATAAATTTTATCAGCAATATAAATCAGGTGATGAATTGACTTATACTCAACTTAAAGAATTTAGATATAGTGAACCAACTGGGAGAAAATATAAAATTGTTACTTTAGGAGATTATTCTTTGGAATCAATCAAAAGAATGAAAGAAAATGGATTAATACATAAAACTTCTTCTGGTAAGGAGTATAAAAAATATTACTTGGATGAATTTAAATTAGCGATAGGTTCAATATGGAACGATATACCAAATCTTTCACATGGAAAAAATTATGAATCTGTTAATTATGACACACAAAAGCCTAAAGAGTTGTTAAGAAGAATTATATTGTCCTCAACGGATGAGGGCGATGTAGTAGCAGATTTTTTTTGTGGTTCAGGAACCACATTAGTAGTTGCCAAAGAATTAAATAGAAGGTATATTGGTTGTGATATTAACTCAAGAGCTATCGAAATTACTAATGAAAGGTTGCTGTCCAGTGAAGGAATCGACCAAAAAATTATTAATGAAACATGATTATGTTTTAAATAAAGAGGGATTGATTTATTATCTTCATGAAAAAAATTTATTACCATTTAAATCAAATTTGCTTTCTGAAACTATTGAATATTATAAAAAGCGTACAGTTAAGGAATTAGAAGCAATATTAGATAAACACCAAAAGAAAAACCAATAAAAAGAAGGAATTTTATGATAAAGAGAATTTGGAGTTTTAAAGGGAATCGATCAGTGAACAAAATAGCGAATGAAGCAAAAAATCTTCTTGAAAAACAAAACGAATTAATTGATACCAAAAGAAAATTTTTAAACAATGTACGAAAAATTGCTAATGAGATGGAGGAATTATTAAAAAAATCAGATAATTGTCAGGATAAACCTAAAAAATCATTAGTTTTTGATGAAAATGTTAACAACGGAGGAGTGAAAAAACAAATGGTAAAAACTTTATATGAAAATTGGTCTGCTATACCATATGATGAAAAAGAAAGACAAGTTAATGAATTTTTACAAATTTTAAAAACAAAATTATTAGATCCTGAAACAAAAGAAGTTAATATTTGTTGCGCTAAGGGTATACAGAAGATGTACATAGGCAAATTATTAGCAGATCAAAGATATGATGGAAGAGTTACATACATTATTAAGATTAATCACAATGGGGATTTGTGATAAGATGATTGTTTAAATTAATTAAAAAAGAGGTATGCGAAATGGGCTATACTCCAGCAGAAAGAGAAACGGTTATTAATTGTTGTGACGAAACCAATACATGGAATATATATACCCTTCAAACTAAGGTTATAAATAAACTACGTAAACTTGGAATTGAGCCGAATAAAGTAGATCAGTATGGAGCGCATTATTATTTCAATCTAAAATTTAATCAGATTTCTTTTAGATCGGGTAAAGGAAGAACAATGACAGACGAACAAAGAAAAGCGGTAGCAGAAAGGTTGGCAAAAAACAGAAAAAAAAATAAAAAACAAAATATTGACATTAAGCGATAAATATGATATATTCAATGATGTAAAAAGAATTAATCGTGGAGCCGTAGCTCAGAGGAAGAGCATCCGCCTCATAAGCGGTCGGTCGAGATATCGTAATTCTCCGGCTCCACCAAATCTCAAATATTACAAAAAAAATATAAAAAATAAAAGAGGTTTAAATTATGAAAATCAAAAGTGGTACTTGGCTAACTTTAGAAGATGGAACGAAATGTGTTGTACTTGATTCCGATAAAAATGGATATCGTTATTATTTGAATTTTTGGGGACACAATCTAAATGATGTTCCTGAAGATTTTCTTGAGGATTCGATCAAATACAATCAACCAATTCCTATTCAGGAATGGTATAAAGATGGCACTTGGGGAATCAAGTATTTGCGTATTGTGAAAATAAATGAAAATCCAGTTAAACAGAATGAATTTAACTTTAACGAATTTCACGTCGTAAGAGTAAAAAGGGTTCAATAAGATCGGTTTTTTGGGATATTAAAAAATAAAATATATGGAGGTACATATATGGAAATCACATTAGCTCAAGCAATTGATATTAGAAGCGCAATATCAAAACGCATTCAAGAATTAATCCAAGAAAGGAATCAGGTTTCGACGATTACAGTTGAAAAAGGAGAAAAATATCAAGTACCAGAGCGCAATATTGAAGTTATCGAAGCAGAATTGTCTCAAACAAGACAAGACTATCTTGATATTGATCAACTTATTAATGAACAAAATTTAAAGCCGACAATTGAATGGGACGGAAAGAAGATTTCGATCTATACAGCAATTGAGTTGGCGAAACAGTTACAAGGTGAAGTGAACATTTTAAAGTCATTTGGAAACAGAAAACAACAAGAAACTAACATCAATAATAGAGGATTTTTAAATAATGGAAATTCTGTTGTTACCGTTACGTATGCTTTGTACGATGTAGAAGAATACCGCAAGAGAGCAATCAAATTAGAAAGGAAAGCTCGCTTGTTATCGCAAACTATTCAAGCAACAAATCATAAGATTGTGTTTGAGTTCGAAGGAGCAGAGCGGTATATCTTGTAGCTAGACAGTTTTTCTGTCTAGCTTTGAGAAGAGAAAAATTTCTCTTTTGAAAGCTGGTCAGAAACCAGCAAAAGTAGAGAATTGTGAGCAACGCTTATCTTTGAGCGTATCAAAGAACACTTTATGTATATAAAAATATTGGTTAAATATTGGTTATTGAATGTAATACAATTAACGGTTAACATTTGACGAATTACATCATTTACGATTTACGCACGTCCGTTTGTCTGTAGGTAATATTACTAAATTTCGCGCTCCGTTCTCTGCTTACAATATACTTTAATGGCAGCATTAATCACTAAATGCTGCCATTAAAGTATAATAAAATGATGTTTTTATTAGGTGATATAAATGAATGTCGATTTTGATGATCAATATCAAAAAATTAAAGAGGCAGATAAAATAATTATTGAATTAAAATATAGTATATCAACAAATGAAATTGAAAGAAAAATTGACGATTTAGATGAACAAGTGGCAAAATTAATTTTAAAAAGAATTTTTACTGTGTGTTGGACTTTTTAAAAAAACTCCTCTTGCATAACAAACTATATCTGATATATATTAATTATACAAACAAATGTTCGTTATGTTGGAGGGTATAAAAATGAGTAAAAAACTTTTTGGTAATGGAATGTGGGAATCTTCTAGGATGATACTTCCCGAGCATAGAGAAGCAATCAATGAATATAACCGTTCTCAACTTAAAAAACAGAAGCCGATTCTTTGTGAGGACGAATGGGATCTTATTTCTCAAAAAATAAATGAATCTTTTCACACTAAAAAGACTATTTCTGTTGTAATATTTGGCGAATTTGAAGATCGAAAAGTAACTGGCGTTGTGACTAATATTAATCCATATAGCAAAAAGATAAGGATCGAATTTGATGAAGGATACGAATGGATAGATTTTGCCGAAATTCTAAGTACGGAATTGGAATAAGGGGAAGATAATATTGGGAAGAAGGGTAAAATGTAGAGCATGTCTTCAGTTAGATGACAAAGAAAAGATGATCTATGAAGACAATATGTATTTCCATGCTGGCAAATGCCATAACGATTTTTTAAAGCACAAGAAATTTAAAGCAAAAGAACTTAAAGCATGGGATAAGTTATATAGATATATATTAAATCTGCATGGAATCATAATACTCCCACGAGGTAATATATACAGATTGCAAAAATTAAGAAACGGAGTTGAAATAATTAATGGAAAAGAAGTGCAAAGGTATAAAAAAGGTGTACCTTATCAAGTAATGCTTTTAGCGTATCAGTTAGCTGAAAAAGATATTAAATGGGCAATAAAAAATAGGCTAAACGGAAGTGTAGATGTCAAAGCAATTAATTACTGTATAAGTATTATGATGAACAAAATTAACGAGGCGTTCAATATTATTAAACAGAAAAAGGAGCATGAACAAAAAGTTCAAGAAATGAAAAGAGAAACTTTTATTGGTGATATGTCTTTAGATTATAAAAAACAAAATATAAATAAAAAAGATGATAAAGATATATCAGACTTCTTGTAAGGAGTGGTTGCTATCAGCAAGAAAAGAAAGAAAAAGTCTATCGAATATTTGCCTGAGTTTGTCGATCCTTCAAAAATTCATGAATCAATTTTTATCGGTTATCTTTGGCGAACACCGCAATTATATGAAAAATATAAACTACATAACATTAAAAGTTCAACATTTACAGAGCAACTCTGGTTTTTTCTATTTTACATAGGAAGAGAAATGTATAATAATGGTATTCGATCATTTGATGATATTACTGTGTATTCATTCTTAACTTCAAGACCAAAGGAAGAAGGGAAAAAATCATGGTTCGAATATTATAATGAAAACGGTGGTTACTCGTTAATAGAGGACTTGATTGTTGAATGCGATTCTGATAAGGAAAATGATGAATATCATTTTAGTGAAATTCAAAAATATGAAAGTTTACGGATGGCACAAGAAGAGGGGATTATTGATGTTGAAGATAAAGAATTAATAAGCAAATTAACTAAAATGACTCTGAAACAACTTCAAAGTTTCTTTCAATATAAAACTAATAAAATATTTTCTCATATAAATTGCGGTGAAGTAGTAGAGTATAATTTTTTAGATAATTTAGACAGAACTATCGAAAGATTAAATGAAGGGGAGGGAATGGGTCTTGAATTACATAATTCCCCCAGACTGAATAAGTTGATAAAAGGATGGAGAAAAGGGCAACTCTTATATCTTGTATTGAGTTCAGGCGTAGGTAAGAGTTCTATATGTATTGAGAAATTTGTATTGAGTTTAATTAAAAATAACGAAAAAGGAATGTTTTTCGCCAACGAAGAAGACATATTTAAGAATCAAGGATTGCTTTTGGCTACAGTTGCAAATAGTGTACTGAGAGATTATGTTACAAGGGAAAAGTTGTCTGAAGGTAACTTTGATAAGGAAACCTTAGATAAACTTGAAAAATCAAAGGAATGGCTAAATCAATTTAATAAAGATTTAATAAAATTTTATGATATGCAGAAGTATCGCGTAAAAGATGTTATTAGCAGATTAAATCTGATGAAACCACTTGGTTATAATTACGCGATACTCGATACATTTAAACCTGATTTATCTGGAAAAGAAGAGGCCAGATGGCTTGCATTTAGTAATGCAGCCCAAGAGATTTATGACTGTATTAAAGTATCTGCAAATAACATCGGTATGCTGGCAACTGTTCAATTAAAAATTGGGAAAGAGTACAGATATCTTGATTTGAGCGTTATTGGCAAAGCGCTTGAGATTGTTGAAGTCGCTTCGGTTGTTATGATTGGTAGGTTATTGTATGCTGATGAAATGCCCGGAGGAAAACATCAAATATTTGCGTATAATTGGGAAAAAGATGAATTAACTGATGAATGGTATAAAAAAGAATATGAGTTAGATAAAGATAAAACATATCTAATTTTATTTTTACCAAAAAATCGTTTCGGGCCTGTTGATCGGCAAATATTGTATGAAGTAAATTATGATTTTAATACTTTTCATGAAGTTGCTTATGTAAAAATGGGCAGAACATCTAATACCGCATTTTAGAAGTGGGTCAAGATGAACGAACTAAAAGAAATTAAGCAAAGAATTTTAAACGAAAATAAAATAACTCAATTGCTTGAAGCAATGGGTTGCACAAATATAAAAGAAAAGCAATTAAGATGTGAAGCGCAACTTCCAGATAAATTTAATTCAGATAATCCGAGAAGCGTACAAGTATATTTTAATGAAAATCTGTCATCAAAAATAAGATCACGAGGAATATCTGGAATAGACATTTTCGGTTTAGTCGGATATATTGTCTTTGAATGCAAAGATGAAACAGAATGTACGAATAAGTTGTTCGCTTCGAAAAAATGGATTTGTGAAACACTTGGATATCATGAGTATTTGAATGGACATTATAAAAAAACAAAAAAAGATGAACTTTTAAAATGGTTAAAAGAAGCAAAGAAATATAGAAGAAAACAAATTACATATACTGATGAAAATGAAATTATTGACGAATCAATATTGGATTACTTTGTAATGGTTCCTTCAAGATTATATTTAGAACAAGGAGTAAATTATAAAACTCAATTAGAATTTCAGATCGGATTAGACGTTCAGTACAATAGAGTAATATTCCCGATACATAACGAATGCGGCGAGTTAATTAATATTAAAGGGAGAACGTTAGAAAAAGATTGGGAAAAAAAGAATATACCAAAATTTTATTACTACTTTAAATATTATCCGACTGTTCTTTATAACTGGCATAGAGCTTTGTATTATATTTTACAAGAAAAAGAGGTAATCATTTATGAGGGAGAAAAAACATGTTGGTTGAGTTCCCAATGGGGGAAACGTAATTGCGTGGCACTTGGTTGTAGTGACATAAGCATTGTACAAGTGAATCTTATTAAGTCACTTGGAAATGAAATTAGGATTGTATTAGCATTTGACAAAGACAAAACAAGAGAGGATATAAGAGTTCAGGCCGCTAAATTTGGTAAAACAAGATTGGTTTATGAAATGTATGATGAAGATGATGTATTTTCGGTTGAAGAAAAACATTCTCCAACTGATTTGGGAAGAGAGGCTTTTTTGGATTTGTATAGAAATAAAAAGAAAGTTAAATTTTAAAAATAAAAATATTACATATAAATAAAATGAAAGGATTGAGTATCAATTAATGTTAGGGTTAAAGGAAAAAATTGAAGAATTTAAGCAACAAATAAGAAATTCAAATTATGAAAAGTATGAATCATTTGATAATAAATCAAATAAATTAGTTGGTACTCTGTATGTTAAAGAAAAGATGGATTATGGATTTCATATTTATTACATTCATGAACCAAGCGAAACAGATCCATTGGCCGGTAAAAATGGAACAGTTTCAGAAATGTATTATGATTTAAGGCATAAAAAATACTGGATAAAAAGAAATTTGAAAGATGTCAAATTTAGTGTTAGAAATGTGGATAGCATATTTCCAAAAGATTATGAACAAAGAAATAAAATATTTGAAATTTTGTCAACAAAAAATAATAGAGGAATATATGATGAAGCATTTAAATTGTTTGGTGCAATGGATAATGAACGAACGGAGATGTTTGGAAGATTTTTTTATAGATTGATTACCAAACATAGTTATTTTGAATTGTTGCATAAAGCAGGAGTAAAATTAAATAAGGATTCAGAAATTATCAATCCTAATGGTAAAAATCCAATGGAAATATTAGGATTAAGTAAAACACAGTGGAAAATGGTAAAAAAATATAACATTCCATTTCATAAACTTCAAAAAATTAATAACGATACGGCTGATAATGAAATGATTAATTATCTAGCCTACATAAAAACATTAGAAGATGAATTTGGAATTGACAAAATGATGGAATTTTTCAATAATGAATTTTCTTTTATATATAAAAAAACCACCTATAGATCAGCTTTGCAAATTGCCAATCAATATAATTTGCCAATTAAAAAATTCATAAGATACATTTATTTTGAATGTGATGTATCTCAAGGACTTGCCGCTAATTTGGCAATTAGTGAATATGCTGATTATATAAGAATGACAACGGAAATGGGATATGAAAGATTTGATCGTTATCCCAAATATCTAAGAACAGCACATGATATTGCTAGTAGAAACTATAGAATAAAATTAAATGAAATCGAGATGGAGGAATGGAAAAAATCATATGAAATAAATAAAAAATATGAATATTCATATAACGGATATAAAATATTTCCGCCTAAAGAACCAGAGGAATTAATTAAAGAAGGTAACGTATTAGGGCATTGTGTTGGTTCATATGTAAATAAAGTTAGAAAGGGTTTATCTACTATATTATTTCTTAGGGACAGAAATGATATAGATCATCCTTTAGTAACAATAGAAGTAAAAAATGGTCATATAACTCAAGCAAGAGGGAAATTAAATAATCCACCGACAGAAGAACAAAATGAAATAATTAAAAAATTTGCTGAAAAATATCAATTAGTAATGTAAAAAATAGGAGGTTGATATAGAAATGAATATTAAAATCGGGCAAGAGTACAAACAAATCAAAGAATTAAATGGATTTCCTTATAACCGAACAGGAGAGATTTGGGTTGTTAATGAGATTTGGGTTGTTAATAAAATGAATGAAAATTACATTATTTTAAAAAATGGAGTATTGGGTTTAGGTGTTAGTAAGGAAGAATTAATTAATCATTTTGAGTTGCTTGATAACGAAAATACAAGAAATAAAGTTGAATATATTGAAAATTTAGATTCAAAAGAAAAAGTAAAAGTTATTAGAAATGATATGGCTACAATAGTTATTTTACCAGATGGAAGCAAAGGTGTATCTAAGTGTTTACCCGAAGATGTGTATGACGCAGAAAAAGGATATCAAATTGCTTATATAAAAGCAAAAATTAAAAGTTTAAAAAAGCAATTGAAAAAATTGAGTAAATAAAAACTGTCTTTTATCATACGAAAAGGGATGATATAATGAAAGTTGTAATCAATAAAGGTGAAGGCGTTTTTCAGTTGTCAGATAAAGCATTTGAAAAATTAATCGAGTTGGGTTGGAAGACAACCAAAGTAGGGATTAATGGAGAGCCGGAAGATTCAACTGCTAAAATTATTGATCGAAGTGAAAGCAATATATATGCTTACGTTTATGGAAAGTATGAATTTGTTGATCGATATGACAAAGAAATTCGCACACATCCAGACGTTATTAAAGTGGTTGAAGAACTCGGAGAAAAAGCAAACGGATACCTGAATAAGTTGGAGATAATTAATGTCGATGATTATATTTCTTGGGAAATTTTTAATGAAAATGGAATTGAGTTCATAGTTGAGCTTAATAAAATTTAGAAAACAAAATATTGACATTTAACTAAAAATATGATATATTAAGTAAGTAATCTTTTTTAAGGACGTGATTAGTTGAACTGGAAATTAAAAAAACCTTTAATACCATACTCTGACACAGACAGATTATACGATAAGTTGTGTAAAATTTATGGAATTACTGATTTAAGCAGATTTCTCGATCCGCCATCATCAGATTTAAATGACCCATATGATTTGAAAAATATCGAACCTGCAATCAAAAGAATTACTAATGCAATTAACGACAAAGAAAAAATTACATTATTTCCAGACTGCGATCCAGACGGTTGTACTAGCGGAGCAATAATGTATAGGTATCTAAGAAATTTTACAAAAAATGTTGATTACATATTTGGTTCGAGATTAAAAGGACATGGGTTACACACCGTAATTGACAAAATTCCAGAAGATACGAATTTATTGATCGTAATGGATAGTTCTTCAGAAAACTGGAAAGAGTGCAAAGAGTTAAAAAACAAAGGTGTTGACGTTATTGTAATTGATCATCACGTTGTTACAACTAAAAATTATTATTGTATTCTTGTTAATCCACAACAAGATGATTGTTGTTATCCAAACAAAAATATAAGCGGTGCAGCTTTAACTTGGAAAGTTTGTCAGGCAATTGATGAAAAATTGAATACAAATAAATCGGATGATTTATGCGATTTAGCGGCAGTCGGGCTGTTATCTGATATGATGAGTATGATGGAACCAGAAAACAGAGCGATAGTGAATAGGGGATTAGGAGATATATTAAATGTTGGGTTGCTTGCAATTTTAAAAGCAAAAAATAAAAATCCAAAATATATAAGTTCAACAGATGTAGTTTTTAGTATTACTCCTCTATTAAACGCCGCTGCTAGACTAGATAGGATTGATCTTGTTATTGATTTATTACTAACAGATGATCAGAATGAAGCAAAAGAAATTGTAAATCAGATTGATTCATTGAATAATGAGAGAAAAATTGAACAAGCTAGTCATTATAATCGTATTAAAAGCAAAATATTATATTATGATAATATTATTATTGTTTTTGATGATGAAGTAAGTAAATCATACTCTGGTCTTATTGCTGGCGAAATTGCGAATGAATATAAAAAACCTTGTTTAATATTATCAAAAAATAATGCAACATTTAACGGAAGTTATAGATCCTATGCTGGATTTGATTTAAAATCATTCTTTGACACATTAGCAGAAACAAACGGAACTGGCGGTCACGCTACTGCTGGCGGGGTTTTTGTTGAAGAGGAAAAGATAGATGATTTTATTAATTCGGTATTAGATGGACTTCGAGATATTGAATTTCAAAGTGAAAATGAATATGTCCTTGAATTTAATGCAGATCAAATTAATGAACAATTAATAAAAAACATTAATTACTTTTATCGAATCAATGGAATCGATATACCAGAAGGGCAATTCTTATTTAAAGGTTTTTTTGTTGATGATAAACAGTTAATTGGTAAAAACCAAGATACTGTAAAGATCGAATGTGGCGATACATATTTGATGAAATTTAGAACGAATAAGGAATTTTACGACAGTATACCATTGCTATCCACTATTGATGTTATTGGAAAACCAAACCTGAATTATGACTTCAGATTAAAACAATTGGTAAAGCAAATTTATATTGAAGACTATAGGGAGGCGGTTGATTGACACTAAAAGCGAATGGTTTAACTGGTCATAAAAATGGCGGCGAAAGAGAAAAAGATGATTTTTACCCTACCCCTCCACATGCAACAATAGCTTTACTTGAAAGAGAGAGATTTGTTGGAGGCATATGGGAACCTGCTTGCGGAGATGGCGCAATAAGCAAAGTATTAATCGAAAGAGGATTTAAAGTATTTTCATCGGATTTATATGATCGCGGCTATGGAAAATCAGGAATTGACTTTATTACATATGAACCTAAACATAAGGTTCCCAATATTATAACTAATCCTCCATATAAATTAGGGCAAGAATTTGTTGAGAAGGCATTAAAAGTAACTAAAAGAAAAGTTGCAATGTTGTTTAAGTTAAATTTCTTAGAAAGCGAAAGGAGATATGAATTATTCAAGAATACACCGTTAAAAACAGTTTATGTATTTTCTAAAAGATTAAATTTCTATAGCGGGACATTAGAAAAAACAGCCAAATCGGGAGTTTTAGCGTATGCGTGGTATGTTTGGGATTATGATTATGACGGAAAGCCCACATTAGATTGGATTTTATAAGGAAAGGTGATTAGATTGGATTTTGTAATGAATAAAATTAAATACATAATCATTGGTTTTATTGCTCTTATTATTGCTTTGAACAGTTTTTCGATTGTGCAATACGGTCACGTTGGATTGTATAAAACGATGGGAAAACTAGGAGACAATGTATTAAATCCGGGTATTCATTTTAAAATTCCTTTTATTCAATCTGTGATTAAAGTTAATGTACAAGTAACAAAAGCAGAATCAGATGCTAGTGCTTCTTCTAAGGATCTTCAACCTGTTTCAACTCATGTAGTGGTAAACTATTCAATTAACAAAGAGTCAGCTTTTAATTTAATGAACAATATCGGGAAGAACTTTGAGAATGTTATTATTCATCCAGCAATTCAGGAAATTGTAAAAGAAGTGACTGCAAAATATGCTGCTGAAGATTTGATATCGAAGCGTGATGTCGTTGCAAGTGAAATCAATGATTTACTGACAAAGAGATTGGGTAAATATGATCTTATTGTGAATGATATCAATATTGTTAATTTCAAATTTTCTGAAGCATTTAACCAATCAATTGAGGCAAAACAAGTTGCTCAACAACAAGCATTAAAAGCAGAGAACGATCTGAGACGTATTCAAATTGAGGCACAACAAAAAATCGAGCAAGCAAAAGCGGAAGCTGAAGCATTGAAGTTGAAGAAGCAAGAAGTAACTCCTGATTTAATTGAATATAAAAAGATTGAGATTCAGGAACAAGCGATTGAGAAATGGGATGGTCATTTGCCTACTGTAACTGGTGGCGCAATGCCGTTTGTTGATTTGGGTGCAATGGGTAAATAATAAATACAAGATGAAAGGATGAGGAAAAATGAAAGTGAAAATTTACAATCACACACCACCAGAAAGCCCCTGCCTTTAGGCATGGGGAGTGTCAAAAACCAAGAAAAATATTATATCTAATTTCTCAAAAACTAAAGAAATTTGCAGATTTGATTGGTTATAAAGTTATTCGGTAAAAGTGAGATATGTTTCACACGAAAGAGAGTGTTAATTTTGGATAGAATTTTTGATTTGTTTTTTGGTGAAATAGATGAAAATAAAGAATATTATACCGATGATATGTTGAATCAAGAGTTTGGGCATTTCATTTTGTGTATTCTTCTTGATAAAAATATTATTACTCAAGAAGAATTAATCGAATATAAGGAAGTATGGAAAAAACATAGGAATAAACAACTTATTGATGAAATGAAACGATTTAAAGGAGAACAATAAAAGGAGATGGTTGAGAATGTTTGGTGTTAATGTAGAAGAAATCATTGATGAATTGACAATGCGAATTGAAAGACTTGAGAAAGCATACAAAAATATTAAAAGCCAAAATAATGATGATAAATTTCTCGAAGGTAAAATTCAAGCACTTGAAGAATTTAGAGCTTGGTTGTCAATTAAGTATCTATGAAGGTGGTGGTATTGTTCATAGTGTGAACATAATTTGTGGATAAATAAAGTGGTGATGTATTGTTAATTGCATATGATTCAAAAACAGGTAATGTAAAAAGATTTGTAACGAAATTAGAGCTACCTTGTATTCAATTAAAAGAAGATTTAATGGTTAATGAAAAATTCATATTAATTACATACACTATCGGATTTGGTGAAGTACCTAAAAATGTAATGACTTTTTTAGAAAAAAATCATCAATACTTAATTGGTGTAGCTTCAAGCGGTAACCGCAATTGGGGAAATAATTTTGCGGTTGCGGCAGACATAATTGCTGCCAAATATAATGTCCCAATTATACATAAGTTCGAACTAAGCGGAACCAAAAAAGACGTAGAAATCTTCTTAGAGGAGGCTAAAAAGATTGTCGCAGCAAATTCCAAGATGGATTGAGTTAAATAATGAGATCGTTATTCAAAAAGATGGTAAGTTTCAATTTGAGAAAGATAAAGAAGCTGTTAGAAGTTATTTTATTGACTATGTAAATCAAAATACGGTTTTCTTCCATGATTTAAAAGAAAAATTAAATTATTTGGTTGAAAATGATTATTACGAAAAAGAGTTTCTTGAGAAGTATACGTACAAGCAAATTAAAGAAGTGTTTGATATTGCGTATAAGAAAAAGTTTAGATTTCCTTCGTTTATGAGTGCATTTAAGTTTTATAACGACTATGCGCTTAAAACAAATGATAAATCCAAGTTTCTTGAACGATATGAAGACAGGGTTTCCATTGTTGCATTGTATTTAGCTGACGGTGATTTCGAAAAAGCCAAAAAAATGGTAAAAATGCTTATTGAGCAAGAATATCAACCAGCTACACCAACATTTTTGAACGCCGGACGAAAAAGACGTGGAGAACTTGTGTCATGTTTCCTGTTGGAAGTAGGGGATTCTCTTAATGATATTTCTAAGGCAATTGAAATGTCGATGCAATTATCAAAATTAGGTGGCGGTGTCGCACTTAATTTGTCTAAGATACGAGCCAAAGGAGAACCAATTAAAGGTATTGAGAATGCAACTAAAGGCGTGGTTGGAGTAATGAAATTGTTAGACCATGCTTTCAGATACGCAGACCAAATGGGCCAAAGACAAGGTTCTGGTGCAGTTTATCTTAATATCTTTCACAGAGATATTAATGATTTTCTTGATACTCGTAAAATTTCAGCAGACGAAGATGTTCGCGTTAAAACACTTTCTATTGGTGTAGTTATTCCCAATAAGTTTATTGAATTGGCTCGTGAAGACAAAGATATGTATACATTCTATCCATACACAGTTTATAAAGAATATGGTATTCATTTAGATGAAATGGATATGGATGAAATGTATGAAAAACTTGTTGAGAATCCAAATGTGAGAAAAGAAAAAATAAATGCAAGAAAATTACTTGAGAAGATTGCTGTGTTGCGATTTGAATCAGGTTATCCGTATATTATGTATAAAGATAATGTTAATAGAGTGCATACAAATAATTATATTTCAAAAGTGAAATTTTCTAATCTTTGCTCGGAAATACTTCAATCATCTATTCTTTCAGAATATAAAAATTATGACGAAGAAGATTATATTGGGTTAGATATTTCTTGTAATCTTGGTTCAATAAATATTGTCAATGTTATGAAAAATAAATCAATCAAAGAAACAGTTAAATTAGCAATGGATGCTTTAACCGCCGTTTCTGAAAAAACATCCATTAAAAATGCTCCAGCCGTAAAAAGGGCAAATGAATTAATGAGATCAGTTGGTCTTGGAGCAATGAATCTTCATGGCTATCTGGCAAAAAATAAGATTGCATATGAAAGTGAAGAAGCAAAAGATTTTGCAAATGTGTTTTTTGCAATGATGAATTTTTATTCGTTAGAAAGGTCAATGGAATTAGCAGTTGAAAAGAATTTTAGATACTATGGGTTTGAAAAATCAACATATGCAACGGGAGAATATTTTGATAAATACATAAATAATGATTTTGTACCAAAGTTCGAAAAAGTAAAAAAATTGTTTGAAGGAATTTATATACCAACAAGGGAAGATTGGAAAAGACTCAAAGAAGATGTTATGAAAAATGGTTTATATCATTCCTATAGGCTTGCCATACCTCCGAATGGGAGTGTTTCATATATACAATCAGCAACCGCTTCTGTGATGCCTATCATGGAACGAATCGAAGAAAGAACTTATGGAAATTCAAAAACATATTATCCAATGCCTTATTTATCAGCAGAAAATTGGTTTTACTACAAAGAAGCATACGATATGGATATGTTTAAAGTTATTGATTTAATTGCAACAATTCAACAACATATTGATCAAGGAATTTCATTCACTCTTTTCTTAAAGGACACTATGACTACCAGAGATTTAAATAGAATTGATCTATATGCTCACCACAAAGGAATTAAAACACTATATTATGCAAGAACAAAAGATACGACTAGAGAAAATTGTCTTTCATGTGTAGTTTAATGGAGGTTGATATTTTGATGATAGTTTATGACGCAGCAAATTGGGCAAAACCAGACGATGACTTTACGCAAATGTTTTATTATCAAAATGTCAAACAATTTTGGCTACCAGAAGAAATATCATTACAATCAGATTTACTCACTTGGAAGAACTTAAAAGATGAAGAAAGAGATACATACAAAAAAACTTTAGCTGGATTGACCCTGCTCGACACAGAGCAGGGCAACACAGGAATACCTTTGATTTTATCACAAGTAAATGGACACCAAAGAAAAGCGGTATTGTCGTTCATGGGCATGATGGAAAATGCAGTTCATGCAAAGTCATATTCTAATATATTTCTAACATTAGCTTCAATGGAAGAAATTAATGAATTGTTTGAATGGGTAAAACAAAATAAATATCTTCAAAAGAAAGCAAATATTATTATTTCAATTTATAAAAACATTAAAGACGATGATGAAATTACACTTTTTAAAGCTATGGTGGCCTCAGTATTCTTAGAAAGTTTCTTGTTCTATTCTGGTTTTTATTATCCATTATATTTTTATGGTCAAGGCAAACTCATGCAGAGTGGAGAAATTATTAACCTAATTATTCGCGATGAAGCAATTCATTCTGTATATGTGGGTTTGCTTGCACAAGAAATTTATAACAAGCAAAATAATGAAACCAAAGAAAAACTATACCAATTTGTAATTGACCTACTAAATGAATTATATGAAAATGAATTGCGTTATACCGAAGAGCTTTATAATCAGGTAGGAATTACTTGTGATGTTAAAAAATTTGTCAGATATAATGCAAATAAAGCTTTAATGAATTTAGGTTTTGAACCATATTTTGAACCAGAAGAGATCAATCCGATTGTATTAAATGGATTAAATACAAAAACAAAATCTCATGATTTCTTTAGTATGAAAGGTAATGGATATATTAAGGCAAAAGTTGAACCACTGAGAGATGAAGATTTTATTTTTGAATGAATTTTTGGCATCCGCCAAAATTCAGATATAAAAAATCAAACCAATCAACCAAACAAAACAAACACAAAGGAGAGTCAACCGAATGTACAAACAAGAAGAAGCAGTATTCATTAAAAATGTAAAGACAAAAGGAATTGTAAAAGAGATTGATCAAGAAAACAAAAAGTACAAAGTAACATTTTTTAAACACACAAAAAATGGAGAATCAAAAAGGATTACTGCTTGGTTCGATGAGCAATCACTTGCTAAATGGAGAGTAAAAAATCAAATCAATAAAAACGTTCGTAAAACACTAAAAGATTATGGTAATAAACATTATTATCAAGTACGTCGATTCCATAAAGTATTCAATCACCCTGTAGCATATTCACCACAAGAACTAAGTGAAAGCCAAGTTATTAATCGCGGATCTTGGATTGCTGAAGAAGTTGTTGAACTGCTTCATGCAACCGCTGGTAACAATGAAAAGTTTGAAACGATGTATAAAGAACTACTTTCGAGAATTCAAAATACATATCAAAAACAACTTGAAAAACCTTATCCAGAAAACAAGCTTGTTGCCCAAGTAGACTGTTTCGCTGATATTATGTATTTTGATAACGGTGGATTTGTTGAATTAGGAGTAAAACCAGACAGAGTGTTTTCTATTGTTCACAGGAGCAATATGAAGAAAATTTGGCCTGATGGTAAGCCACATTATAACGAAGATGGTAAAGTAGTTAAACCTGAAGGATGGCAACCGCCTGAAAAATTTATCGAAAGAGAAATTGAGCGTCAAAAGTTTGCTGCACAAAAGCGGAAAGAAAGGTTAAATAAGCAGCAACAACAATAAATACTTAAATTAACGGACGATGGGTTAATTCCCATCGTCCTAATTTTGGAGGTTAAAAATGTCTCGAACTGACATACAATATTTTGAAATAATAAAAGATATTTTGGAAAATGGATATTATGATAATAATAGAACAGGCATTTCTACATATAAAGTATTTGGAAAGATGTTTTCATTCGATCTTCAAAAAGAATTTCCGATTTTAACTACCAAATTCGTTCCATTTAAGAGTGCAGTTAAAGAATTGTTATGGATTTATCAAATGCAAAGCAATGATGTTAAAGAGTTAAATAAGATGGGAGTTCATTATTGGAATGCTTGGCAAGATGAAAATGGTACAATTGGTCGAGCATATGGATATCAAGTTGCAAAGTATAAACAAATTGACCGCTTGATCAATACACTTAAAACCAATCCTCAGGACAGAGGGATGATTATTAGCTTGTGGAATATTGAAGATTTACCTTTTATGCAGTTGCGTCCATGCGCTTTTCAAACAATATGGGATGTGTCAGATGGTTATTTAAATTGTACGCTTATTCAAAGGTCTGGAGATATGCCTTTGGGTGTACCTGTAAACATGACACAATATGCTGTGCTAGTACATATGATTGCTCAAGTAACGGGATTGAAGCCGGGAAAGTTTAATCACTATATAAATAATGCTCACATTTATGTGAATCAGATAGAGGGAATTAAAGAACAATTAAATAGAAGTACGGATTACCCAGATCCTAAACTTTGGATAAATCCAGACATAAAAAATTTTTATGATTTTACAATTGAAGATATTAAGTTAATCGACTATAAACATCATCCAAAAATTGAATTTCCAGTAGCAATTTAAAAAGCAAAATATGTATTGACAAATAAAATATTTTGTTCTATGATGGTTTTAGGAAAATGATTCCTGAAACCATTTTTGTTAGGAGGTGCTTTCGATGTTATATACGGCAACTTGCGATGCTTCTTTTCATCCAAATCGGCAAATTATAAGTTACATAATCAAAAATAATAACAACGTAATATTTAAAGAAAGTAAATTTGTAAAATGCAATTCTTCATTAGAAGCAGAATACATAGCATGTATCGAGCTAATAAAAAAGATAATCGAACTAAAAATTCCGCACGTAGTAATAATGACAGATTGTAAAGTGATTTTTGACAATCTGAATAATGAGAAAATGAATAATGGGAAATTAAAAGATTACCACAAAAAGATTGACCACTTGTTAATGGAAACATCAAGAACAAGGATTAAATGGGTGAAGAGAGAAAAGAATAAGGAAGCAGATCATTATTGCAGAGTGACTCGAAGTAATGGATTAGATACTTCATATTCAGATAAAAACAAAATAAATGAAATACATAAAAATAGAATAAGGTACGTAAAGCAATTAAGAAGGATTATACTGAAATGTCCGTGTTGTAAAGAACATAAACCATTCACTGAATTTCCAGAAGAAAGTAAATACAGAAAAAGAGTTTGTTTTAACTGTTTAAAAACAGTAGTTAATTTGCAGTATTGAATCTGGGAGGTTTTATGAAAATAACTGAAATAACAAGATGGAATAAAATTTCACTTTTATTGGAGGTAAATGTATGAAAGTAAAAATCCTTAAGAATAAAGCAAAATGCCGCAAGTGTAATGACATTATTGAGTCAAAACATAGGCATGATTTCGTAACTTGTAAATGCGGAGCAATTTCTGTTGATGGTGGAACCGATTATATCCGAAGATCCGCAAAGGATTTGAACGACATCATTGAGCTAAGTGAAGTACAATAAAACGCGAATTTTATCGTAGGAGGAAGCTTACATGAGCGAAGAA